CCGCACCGTGGAACGGGTGCTCCACCGTGTACCGCGGACGACCTTCGACCGTGTAGGAGCTGACCGAGACCGGCTCACTGATGGCCGCCAGCTTCTGGAAGAAGAACACGCCCGCGCCCTTGGCTTCTTGGGCGGGGATGAAGTTCATGTCCTCCAGCGTAACCGGGCCCTCTAGGACACCCGCGACCTTCTCCTGCATCGAGGCCGTGTCACCACCCACGACGAGGACGTTGCTGGACGGGTTGCCGTCCAGGCGCAACACGTTGCGGAAGACCTGCACGGTCTCCAGCTCCGGGATGCCCTCACGCATCGCGCTGTACGTCCCATTGACGAAGGCGAGCTTGGTCTTGCCCACATGCCCCACAACCGGGAGGGGCTCCGAGGCTCCGCCGACAACCGTGAACCCCTGAGACATCACCTGCTGGCGCAGGGCAGGCGAGAGCCGCGAACCCTCAGCGTTGGTCAAATCGCGCGAGACCGAGGCGGTCTTAGCGCGGTAACCGCCATCGGTCTTCTCCAGCAGGACAGGACCGTCGTCGAGAGCCACTTCCATGGCCATCTCGGCGGGCTGCATGTTCTCGATGATGCGACCAACCGCCAGCGACAGCGCGGGGGACCGCGTCAGCTCCGACCGGAACCCCTCGGTCCCTGCCATCTTGAGGAGCACGTCCGTGCCCGCCGCCGAGCTGATGGTCACCCGGTCCAGCAGGCTGCTCGGGCTGGACTGCTTGACCTGCCCCAGTCGCGACCCGCCACCCATGGCCCCCTCGGGCTTGCCGCCCGTGAAGCCCTGAGTTGTCTGCATCTGGTTGGTCTTCAGCGCAGACGCTGGGGCAACCGCGAACGGAGAGGCGTCGAACATCTGCGCAGCCAGCCGCTGCTCCGACAAGGGCCAGAACTGCCCGTTGGGGTCGATGAACACATCGAACCCGTGAGCCTTGTTCTCTTGGACGATGACCGGAATCCGCACCGCCTTCGAGGGGTCCTCGGGCTCAGGCTGCTCCGACTGTGGGTGGATGGACGACGCCTGTGCCGCGGTATTCGGGGCGGGGATGTCCGTTGCCGCCTTGACCATGAACATGCCGTACAGATAGCCCAGGTTTTGCTCCTGGTTCTCAATCTGCAGCTGGATGCTGTAGGTCCCCAGGTACGGGTGCTGCTTGTAGAGCTGCGCTTGCAACTCGGATTCGAGGGTAGCCGGGTTGTCGCTCAGCTTGAACTGAGCAGCGACCTTCTCGAAAACAACCCTGGTGTCACGCTCAATCTGAAAGAGTTCCATCCGGCTACCTAGTCGTCTTTAGAAGTGTCGAGGTTGCTCTGGTAATCCCGCCGAGCGTAGGGGACTTCTTAGCCCTCACGATTCCGGCGTTCGTTGAGGGGACCGCCCCCTCAATGTAGTGCTCGTGGTCACGAATCGCACGAAGCAGGTCGTGGCTGTTAATCACGACGTCGTGTCCGCCAGGGCCACCGAAATCCACACGACCACCCCCCGGCGGGGTAATGGTCAGGGCTCCGCCCTCGAACTGCATTCGTACAGCCCCTAGATTCATTGTGGCTTCAGCTGCCCTCATGTGTATCAGTTCGGTGCTTTCCAAGAGCAGTTCCCTGACCACCGCCTTCAGCCTGTTGGACTCCGCTATAGCCTCGATGAAGCTAGCTCCGAAGACAACTTTACCCTTTTGCCCTAGCTTGAGGTACAGCGACTCGGTTTCTACCTGGATATGGCCCTTCGACATCATGAAGCAGTCACCCTCTCGGGAGACCTGTACGGCGTACGTAACCGCGGGCACCTCGTCGCGCGACATCACGGTGCAGCTGAGCACCCCAATATTAGTCGCTAATAGTTCGTAGTCGTCCTGCTTGTTCCTGGCAAATGTGTGGTGCTTGCCAGCCTTCTCCGGGTCCAGCACATCGAACGTCAGCTGCCCGAAACGAACCTCCACCGCCGCTGCGGTGTCCTCGATGGACTCTTTGAAGTCGTACTCAATCAGCACAGCAACGGTGTCGTCGTCTTCCTCCAGGATAGTCGCGTGCCCCCACTCGATGCGCCCCTGCGGCGACCGGGCCTGATAGCGCTCGAAGTAGTCCCGGATGACATTGCCAACGGGGATGTACAGCCGCTGGGCGATACCCGTTGCCGCAATCTGGACGATGCCCCCGCGACGAAGGACAACACGGTTGCCATCCTTGGTCGCCATCGCGATGTCGCCGGGCTCCATGTCCAAGCGGAAGCCCGAGAAGTCCGGCCCCTTCGAGGACTCGATGAGCGTAGGGGTGCCGTTCTTATCGAAGACCTCCCCCTCGACGGACTGTGGGTTGGTAACGAACCCCATCAGCATGGACGTGCCGTCTGCTGACGTGAACACGTAGGCGTAGGCACCCACCTCGGGCATCACGTACACACCACCGCCGTGGTCGGGGTGGCAGTACAGCGAGGCAAAGGGCATCTCCGCATGAGGCTTGTGCGTGAACACCCCCATGAGGCTCACCGTGAACTCGGTGGTGTTCACATCGGTAACTTCGCACAGCTCCAGCCGCCCTGGGCGCGACGCCTGCTCAGGGGATTTAGAGAGCCCACTCATTAGTACGGGCTCTTGGAGCCTGAGTCGGGCTTACCGAACTCAGCTGTGTACGCAATGCCGGGAGCCGGGTGGACCCCATGGATGTCCGACTTCCAACCCTCGTTCGCCGCGCGGGTGAAGGTCTCCTTGAGCTTCCGGTACTGCAGTCGAGCAATCCAGTCCGTGGTCTGGTCCAGGGCCAGGGTCTCGACGCCGCGGAGAACGGGGACGACCTTGACGGTCTCCTTCCCCTTGTTGGCTCGGTTGAGGGCGTTCACCTTCGTCAAACTCACGTAGTCATTACGGATGATGCCCTCCTCGTCGCCCACTTCACCGGGGTCTTCTACAACACCCAAGTTCGTAAGCGCGCGGACGACGACCTCGACGTTTCGCTTCTTGACCCCCGCCTCCGCATACACCCCGTGGACCTCGTCGGTCAGGTAACGCTGCACCCGGTCCAGGTTGGTCAGCGTCAATAGCTCTCGGGGGTCAACCGGCCCCGAGCTGAGGGCATCACCCTTCTTGACCGTAGCGCCCACCTTGAACTGGAGTGTCCGACCGTGCGGTATGTAGTGCTCCTCGCCGCCGACAGTGATGTCGTAACCGCCCACCGCGCTCTTCGCTATCTTGCCCACGCGCCCGGGGACCTGAGCCAACGTGGCCTTCCCCGGCAGGGTCTGAGGAATCTTCAAGAGCTGCTTCACGCGTTCGATGCCACCCACCACAGAGCTACCGCCCGCACCGGAAGCGCCGCCTGTGTGGAACACCCGCATACTCAGCTGCGTACCGACCTCACCGATAGCCTGACCAGCGATGACCCCGATGTTTGTCCCGAGCGCAACGGGGCCACCCCCGTCCATAGCGCCGTAGCACTTCGCGCACATCCCCTGGTGGGACTCACACTTCGTCGGCGACCGGACAACCAGACCGTCCACACGCGCGGCCTTGAGACTTGTAACCATCTGCGGCGTGATGAGACTTCCTGCCCGGAACGACTGCCCCTTCGCCTTGACTCCCTTGACGAGAACGCGGTCTACAAGGTCGCTGTCCCCAATCTTCATGTGGATGCCCGTGGTCGTTCCGCAGTCCTCGACGGTGATGACCTGTGGGATGGCCGTGTTCACAATCTGCTTGGAGAGCGCTCCCGGCTCACTCACGGACTGCACCTTCTCGATAAGCCCCTTCCGCGCACCGGACGACGCCGTCCAGTAGCCCGCGGTGGAGAGCCCTTCTGCGTAGGACTTAGTCACAGGAACAGGGATGATACGTCCGTCCGCGTTCTCCATCAGGAGGGGCGCGATGATGAGCTGCTGGAGCTGGGACCAGCCCGGCTTCACGCCCGCCTTGTACATGGTGTACAGCCGGTTCCCAGTAGCCTGCAGGTACTTCTCCGCGTCGTTTTTGATGTCAGCCGTCGCCTTTTGGTACAGCGCGACAACCTTGCCGTCCTGCTCTTTCCGTGTGCCGCCCGCCCCGCGGACCACCTTCTCGCGTGCCTGCGCGACCTTCAGGTGCTTATCCCGAATCGTGCTCAGGGTATTGAAGTCGTCAGAATCAAAACTGAACCCGCTGCTGTAGGCGAACCCGAAGCCGAGGTCCTTCAGCTTGTCTACAGAGTTAGCGAACTGCGCAGGATGGTCGGTGGCTAGGTCCCGCAGCACACCTTGGAGGCTCTTATTATTCAGGGTGAAGTCCGCATCCTCCAGCAGTTCCGCGGTTCGCAGACTCGCAGGAAGGGCACCCGCAATCTTCAATCGCCCGGCGGTGGTCTTCTTCCCGTCCACTGTGACCACATCGGTCATGGCGATGTCGCCCTTGTTGGCCGCGTCGATGGCGTCCTTGTTGCTCGCGAACTTCTCCCGGGAGCGCTTCCCGAACTGCGTGAGCATGAACAGCCCCAGCTGCCCCTCCAGCGAGGGTTGGTACATGACCTTCCCGGTCGAGGGGTTGAAGAGGTTCTTGCTGGGCATCATCTTGTACGCCTCGTCGACCGCGCCCTGCGAGATAGGCACGAACACCCCCATCGCGTCCCCGTCGAAGTCAGCGTTGAAGCCCCCCACCACCAACGGGTGGATATGGATGGCCTTCTCGTCGTCGATGATGCGCGCCTTGAACGCCATGATGCCGAACTTGTGCAGCACCGGGTCTCGCTTGAAGAGGACCGGGCGCTTGGAGGCCACGACCGCGAGCGCCTTGTTCGCCAGCGACGTGTCCTTCTCGATTTCTTCCCGCGCCTGGAGAGGTGTGTAGCCCATGGCCACCATCTCCTTGACGACGAAGGGCCGGAAGATTTTCATCGCCCCCTTCTTCGGGAGGCCCATCTCGTCCAGGTGCAGGCTCATATCCGGGACGATGACCGACCGCATGGTCAGGTCCTGCTTGCGGTCGAGGATGGCCTTGTGGAAGTAGCTCTCCTTGGGCGAGGTGCGCCCTGAGAGGATGTTGAGGATGCCAGGGGGCCTGGGCTGCCCATCAGTCGTCAAACCCTGGTCAGAGGCCGTGGCGGTACCCATGAGTGCTTCGACGGCGCTGTACAGTTCAGTGCGGAGCTTGAACAGCTCCGCGTCCGGCAGAACCCCTTTGGCTGCCTTCAGCTGGTCACTCAGCAACGAGACATCCCGGTAGAGCAGGTTGAGTCCGTCCACGTTGAGGTCACCCGCCTCCATCACAGAAATGGGGCGGAACTGCGGCGGAACGACCGGAAGGTTCTCCAGGACGTACGCCTCTCTAGCTGACAGCCCCGTCTTGTTGAGCATCAGGAGGTACTTGATTCTCTTGTTGACCTTGTCGAGGCTGCTGCGGCGAGCGGTCTTGATTTCTTCCTTGGCCGCGGTCAGCTCCTTGTCGACTTCGATGCCGGACAGTGCCGCTGCAAGGGCAGCGGGCCCGGTAGCCCCGCCCTCCTCTGTGACCTTGCCATCCTTGTCCAGCGAGACCTTCCCCGCGAGGATGCCGTCGTACTGCTTACCAGTGAGCCCGAGCAGCGACCGAATACCCTTCTCAAAGAGGGGGTTGGGCATGGACTCAGCCAGGACCAAGTGGCTCCAGTTCTTCCCGCCAACGCCGCCTGTGATTTCCTCATCGAAGAGGCCGCCCTTCTCCGGGCGCAGGTCCTTACCACGGACCACCTTGCCGCCGTCCTCCAACGCACCGGACGACATCTCAGTAATCTGCTTGTCGGTCATGGGGAGCACGACAAGCTCGTTGCCGTGCTTCTCGACGTTGACTCCGAGCCCGTTGAGGTACCCGAGAAACTTCTCGTACGCAAACGACGGGCGGGGCGCGGGAAGCATCTGCCCTGTCTGAATGGCCGTCCAGATTTCGTCCTGGGACCGGTCTGAGTTCCCAACCAGGAAGCCGCGAACGAAGTACCTGTGCGTATCCTCCACCTCCAAATTGAACAAGTACTTCCCCCGCCATTCCGGCAGGTCTCCCAAGCACCCAGCAGGCTCAACTGCGTCAACCGGGGTCTCCACCAATCCCGGGGCACCAGGAGCAGAAAACTCAACCAGCTTCTGCCCAATAGGGGCCACCACATCGCAGGTCTTGTAAGACAAACTAGGGTGAAGGTACGGACCCAGCTTGCTCAAGAAGTGCTCTGCGGCCACTCCGTGCTTCTTGAGGTGGTCGACGTTGTCGTTGAAGTGCACCTCCGTCAGCCGCTCGATAGCCGCGATGGCAGACTTCCGCTCATCCGAGTTCATCGAGTAGACCGCAAGACCCGCCTGCACACCGCCGCCATTACTCAGCGAACGATACCCACAGCCATCGTCCTGGAACCAAATTGCCAATGACCTCAACGTCAGCAGGTCCCACACCTCCTGTGGGAAGCGCCTCTCCCCAGAGGCATAAAACTGACGATGCAATTTCAGGAACTCAGGCGTAGCGAAGCTGGACCACTCCACCATCTGCTGCCCACAGCTGAAGCCTTGGTACCCCGCGGTGTATTCCCGCAGCTCTCGGTGCGTGAACGAACTCAGTGCATCCGCCTTGAACTGGAGATACTCCCGCTGCTTCACCGAATGGCGTTCCTGGAAGTAAGGAAACCGCGAAGTCTCCTTCTGCGCCATGTAACCATCCCCCAGGAGTGAGCCCAGCAGAAGGTCATGCTGGCCCTCCGAAAGCTCGTTTCCCCAGGTGAGTATGGCATCCACCCCAGGGCGGAGGTCTTTCGCCCACACCTTCTCCAGCTGCCCCTCGCGCCGAACGTAGAACTGGTGCTCCTCGGTACAGAGAACCGTCCCTTTCACGAAGGCAAACTCGCCGCTCCGCCTGCGGTGCGCCGTAACACGCACAAGCCGGTCCTGCTCCCCGTTACGCCTCCAGTAATTCTTGATGGGCCGGTAGCACAGCCCTTCTTCGTCCGACCACGTCAGCACCTTGACCGGGAGGCGATTGGTGACAATCTTTCCAATCTCGATTTCGCCTTGGTCGGTCAGCACCTTCTCGTGATACGGGAAGCACTTCCACGACAGAGCGTCGCGGATGTTGTTGACCGCGCCGTGGGCAATCATCGCGTAGAGGCCCAGCTCGCCGTACCGCTGAGCGCCGTCGTTACCACCGTAGGTACCTCGCGGCACCATGTTGGCGTTGTAAGCATGCCCGTAGCCGTGCGCGCGGGCAGACAGCTTCTTGTCGACTTGGTGTTCCTGCTTGAGGATGTACTGGTGCCCCGTCATGACTGGGCCCAGGCTCTTCCCCGTCTCCGGGTCGAACAGCTCCGTCGTCTCCGACAGGCCCTTCTTCTCCAGGATTTGGTCAATGAGCCCCTTGTAACCGGTCTCGTACTCGTAGGGTTCAATCCAGATGCGCTTCGAGCCCTTCCCGGACTTGATTGTCCGGTAGTGCCCCTTGACCTGGACGATCTTGGTGGACACGTCGCCCACGCTGATGCGGTGCCCCTCGTCGCCATCGAAGTTCGAGACCGCGTAGGGCTTCCCGTCCTCGACCGCTGCGAGCGTGATGGCGTTCTCCAGGACCTGCCCAGGATTGATGCGCCCAGGAACACCCGAGGGGTTCAGCACAATCTCCAGCGGGGCACCATCGCCATCCCGGGGCATCTCCTCGTCCGGGAGGATGGCAACCACGACGCCTTTGTTCCCATGGCGTGAGGTCAGCTTGTCGCCGATGTCGGCCTCTTCTGCCGTCTTGACGTAAGCGACGACCTCTTTGCCGTTACGCACGACCTCCGTGACCACACCCGTGTACGGCTTGTTCCACGTGAGCGAGCGGTCCCTGTAGGGCTTGGCCAAGCTCTTGTGGATGCCCTTGAGCATGATTTGCTCTGCCGAAGGGTCCGCCTCCTTGAGCACTGTGGCAATCACGTCACCAGGGCGGACGATTTCGCCACGCTTGATGACCCCATCCTCGTCGAGCTTGGCGGCGTTCGCGTCAGAGACAACCCCGGGGAAGTTCGCACGGAACTTCTTCAGCCCCATCATCATCCCGGTGTCCAGGTACACACGCGGCTTGTGCAGGTGCTCACTGGTGAGCTTCTTGGCGGCCGTCTCACTAATGGTGATGCCGTCCTCGTAGTTGAGCCCCTTGTACGCCAGATAGCCCACGCGCAGATTGGTGCCCATCGAGAGGACGCCGCCCTTGGTGAAGCTAGTGTCAGCGATGACGTCGTCCTTCTTGACCTCGTCGCCCTTCTGCACCAGGGGCTTGCTGGTAACGAACGCCTTGGAGTCGTTGAGGGGGTAGTTATCGTAGAGCTGGACAACGTGCTTCTTGCCGTCGTCCCCTGCCACCACAATGCGCTCGGCTTCGACCGACTTCACCGTCCCGGACACCGGGCTGGCGTGTGACTGCATTTGGCCGAGAATCTTCTCCCAGGTGTCCCATGCCGGCTGGTCCGAGCCAGAAGCCACCTGAAGAAGGGGCTCCTCGGGGTTCTTCAGCGGAACCGTCTGCTCCATGTGACGCGCAGCCATTCCCGCACGGTTCGCTTGGTCAGAGGGCAAGAACGGTATGAGGTTCGCAGTGAATGAGAACATCGCCTTGGGAGATCGCAGAACATAGTCCACCTCGTTGGCTTTCACATTGGTGGGGTCACCCTCACCCCCGCGGATGACCGTGATGAGGTCTTTCCGAGGCTTGAAGGTCTTTCCGTCTCCCGTGTCGTACTGGTCGGGAAAGGCCAGCGTCTTCCCGTGCAGCTCCGTGGGGGAGACATCCGCCCACTTGCTGTTCTTCACGTCCCACACCTTGATGACCGGCTCGTTGCCTCGCTTGGAGACACCCAGCGTCAGGTGCGTGGTGATACCACTTCGGGTCCCCTCCGGGCTGTGAAACGGGTCAGTGAAGCCCATCTGGCTAGAGTCCAGCATCTTGGCAGAATGACTGACCGCGTTCTCCGTGCTGATACCGCCGGTGCCCATCAGGGTGGCTTTGAGGTGCCCGCCAATCATGTCGACCGGGTTCAGCTGTGAGGGGCGCTGAGACAGGGAGGTCGAGGTGAAGAACGACTTGACCGGGACGTTGAAAACGTCAGGGGTCACAATCTTGCGGATGTCGTCACGGCGGTCCAGGTTGTTGCGGATCTTCCGCTCCACCCGACGACGCGAGTTCTTGATGCGCTCCGGGAGGTGGTCGGCCACCGTCCACAGCTCCTTGAACCGGAGGGAGTCACGGTTGTCCACCTCGGCCGTCCCACGAGAAACGCCGAGCAGCTTATTAGCCGCTAATAGCAGCGCCTCGCCGGTGACGGTCGTGAAGCCCTTGCCCAAGGTGACGCTGGTGGTGTCCGGGCGAAGCTCGGTCGCCGCGAACGACTCACGTACAACATCCTCGACCTCCTCGGGAGTGGTCGCTTCGGACCGGGGGTTCAGGGTCTTGGCGAGCTTCGCCATCTGCCCTTTGCGCTGAAGGCGTGCGGCGGTCTGGTAGACCTCCGGCCCCCAGGCCGTCTCCATCTCCTCGGCGCTGATACCCAGTGTCTGAAGAAGGGGCACGAGGGGCGTGTTGGTCGTCCCGTGGGTGGCCAGGAACTGGCGCTTCTTGGGGTCGAAGCTCACACGGAACCCGCGGCCCTTGCTCAGGTTGAACTGGGTCTCCAGTCCGCCGTTAGCCTTCATACGTGTGTACGCGCCGGCCTTGAGGCGCCACTGGTTGTCTGCTTGGTACTCCGTCCCGTCCACGATGAACGAGTACCGGCGGGTGTAGTGCGGCAGATTCAGCAGCCGCACGCCCTTGGTTTTCGACACCACTTTGCCGGAGGCTTTGTCCACCAGCTCCATGTCCGCGAGGATGGGGACCGCCCATGTCCGATTGCGGACCCTGGCCCGCTTTTGAGCGTGTATGTCGTCGATGTGGACGTTGGGCCCAGCATAGACGTTTGTAGCGCGCAAGATGCGCGTCCGCCCCTCAATCGGGAGGGTGTCTTTGAGAACCTGGATTGTGCCGTCTTTGAGGGCTTGCATCGCCCTCTCTGGGTCCAGGGTATGGATATCCGCCATCGGGGAAAAGCCTCTGTTTTGGGGCGTACCTTCGCCCATACTAGCAGCGCACGGCCTGCGCTAAACAGGTTCTCCTTCTTGGTATAAGAATTACGAACAAGGAAGAATACTCTTCCGACGTTCGCAGTCACTGTGTGAGAGGAGCCCAGTTTTTTATGAAAGCAATCACAAACACGTCCACAACGAAGGACCTGGAACGCGGGACCGAAGACGCGCTCACCCCCGTTCAGAAGTAGGGTGAACCCAAAATTCATCCCGCTGAGGCCGGGGGTAAGCTGTCCGCTTGCCCCGATGCCTTGCTACACCCCCCGGGAGTGTGCTGACTGCCGCTTCTTCGAGAAGCGACGCGCCTGGACGGCCGAGTGGCTGTGCGGTACGTGTCTGGTCGTCGAGGAGGACACCGCTGAGGTGTACTTCTCAAGCGGGAACTGTGAGGAGTGCGGGGGGTTCAGCCCCGTGCTCTGCGCAGTGGTGCTTGCCTCCGCGCGTGACTAGGGTCCGCGCGAGGGTAACTGCTCAGGGTTGGGGCGTAGCCGTACGCCCTGACTTTTTAGGTCCCTGAAAACCAGCTCGTACAGATTCGGGTTGTTGGCCCGCAGCTGCTCCAGCCGGTGATACTGGTCGACCTCTGACATAGCGCTCAACTGCTGGGCGACGGTCCGCGCCGCTACGGCGAGGTTCTGGCCTCCCGCGCTCTCCACCGGCTGCTGCTCTTGCCCCGGCTGAGCCTGCTGCTCTTGCCCAGGCTGCTGCGGCTGGCCCTGTTGAGCCTGCTGCCCCGCAGCACCCTGCTGCTCCTGCCCTTGCTGCTGTTGCTGCTCCGGCGTCGCCATGCCGTTCTGGTTCAGAATCTCCTGCTGCTGCACCTGCGCCTGTGCGCCGTACTTGGCCTGGATAATCTGCGCCTCGCCTTGCGCCGCCGCTTGGTCGACAATCTGCTGGCGCGATACACGCGCCTGGACCGACCGCTCGGTCTTGAGCAGCGTCTGCTCCCGGTCGTAGTCGAAGTCCCGAGACTGTAGCAACGACCGCTGCGAGATGAGCCCACCCTGCGACAGCTGCAGGTCGTACGACGCGCGCTGGATGTCGTCCGCCATCTTGAACGGGCGGAACCTCATCCCAATAGGCGTTTTGTCACACCCACCGGCAATGGCATCCCGGATGAAGTGAACCAACCGCAGCATGTCTTGACGGTTGCCAAGGAACTCGTTCTCAAGCGCCTTGAGGTTCACGCTCGCGCCGCTGTACTGGGCCTCCCCGTAGAAGAACGAGGTGGGCACACCCATGCCCGCTACGATTTGGTCGAAGTAGACCCGCAGCTCCTGGTGGAGCAGCATGGCCCGGCCCTGCCCACCGATGAGCTGGTAGCCGAGCGGGAACCCGAGGACCGGGATGTGGTTGGGGTCCTGGCGCCACTTGGTGACCTGAAGCTCGACCTCCTTCTGCCAGCTCTTCAGGTTGACCTGGGAGTAGAAGTTGTTGCCGTCTCCGGTGACCTGCGGGTAGAGCACACGCATGGGGACGATGTGCTCCATGCACACCGCTTCCTGGCTCTTCCGCAGGACCTGCGTGAAGAAGATGTCCTTCAGGACCGGCAGGACAAGCGGGGCGCCCCAGCCCTGGTCCCCCGGGTTCGTGCTGATGGACGCCCTCCGCGAGTGGAAGATTTTGTCCGACTCGATGAGGATGGCCTTCTTTTTACGTATCGCGTCGATGAACGTCTGGGGGACGTTCTGCACCACGTCAGGAATGCCAAGAGTAATCTGGTTCCGCAGATACTGGGGCATCCGGTAGAAGTACCGGGAACGCCCAGTTATCTCGTTGTACTCGATCTCGATTACCCGCGGGTTCCACCGGACCAGCCGCACCGCTTCGAGGTTCTTCTGGTACTCGTCGTGTACCTTCGCCTCGTGCTGGGTATCGCACTCCTGGCAGTGCAGCATGAACTTCGTGTCGCGCCACTGGTACTTAGCTTTGGACGCCTCGACCGCGTGCTGGCACTGACGACACGTCAGCTTCTTCACGAACGGGAATGAGACCGTACAGAACGAGTTGCCGAACGTGTACCTGTCCAGGTTCTGCTCGACCAGGAACTGGCGGATGCGCAGCTTGGTCTCGAACAGGTCCCGCCACTCTTCGACCAGCCCCTCGTTCCCCTCGTCGAACATGATGTCCGTGATGGGGTACGCCGCGAGGCGACTCGTCACCGTCGAGATGATGGGGTTGGTACGCTGGTAGTAGGCACACCACTCGAACGTCTCCCGGATAGTCGACGGGAGGTAGTTCTCAGCGATGTCGAAGAACGGTGACGGGTAGAACGCCTCAGGCCGCCCCACTGACGAGGCGCGGGCCTGCCTACCGGCCGAAGGGGCTGTAATGACGGACATGCTTAACTCAACAACCTGCTGGACTGCTCGATGAACAGGGCATTCTGCTTCCGCACAAAGGCTACTATAGCCTGGGACTTAGCGGCTTGCAGGCCGATGGCCGAGCGAGCGTCTACGCCCGGCGAGTTATTAGCGACTAATAGCCGCACCGCATCCTGCATGGACGAGGTACTGCCCTCGCCCAGCTTCTGCACGTAGTCGTTACACGGCTCAAGCGGCCCGGGGCCGTAGACATACCCCGCCGAGAACATCCCGGCGGCGACGTACTTGTAGACCTCTTTCGACACCTTGACGTCTTGGCGCAGCGAGGAGAGCACGTCGAGGGCGAAGGCACACTGCAGCGGGTTGGCCTGCTGCACCATGTCAAAGCGTGGGGGTAGGCCGCGAAGACCCAGGGCTACATTCTCGAAGATGTCCCACGCCTCGTACGGCGCAGAAGCCACCATGCTCGACCGGATAGCCTGAATCTTGTTGCGGGAAGCCGCAGAAGGTGTGCGCCCGAAGGACAGGTAAATCTCCGCCCAGACGGTCTCAGGCTCCCAGCCGAGGTACTCCGTCTTGAAGGTCTTGAGGAGGATTAGTCCAAGAACGAGCGGATGTGTCTCGCTGTTCGTGAACGCTTCCGGTATCGCCTCCGGTCCTGTGGGCCCGAGAGCGGAGATTTCTTCAGGGCGCATCCATCATCCCGGCAATCACCGCCTTGTGCGGGTCCGGGAGGCTTCCCAGGACACTCACAGGGTCGGCTGCGAACTGCTGGGCGAACTCTGCACCAAACTCACCCTCAAGTCGAGAGCCCGCTCCCTGTGCGAAAGAAACGATGTCGTCGCCGCTGTAGTCCCGCCCACCGATGGACACGTTGACCGACGCGGTCTTGGTGTGCCCCTCGTAGGGGGCGCCGTAGATGGAGTACACCGGGTCCGGGATGCTGCGGCCGTAGTACTGCGTGAGCTGGAGAGTGCTATCGAACAGCTCCAGGGAAGCGACCGCCTCCTCAGCAGTGAACTCGCCCGAGGCCGTCTTCTCCTTCAGCGTGTCGAGCACCTTCGAGGGCTCAGGGGACCAACCCGTCGCGAGCTTGCGCGCGTCGATAGCCATACTGAGGTTCTGGCCGACCTCCGTGCCAGCGTAGTCCTTCAGCTCCGGAACGGTGTCGAGGTCGACGCCGGCTTCCTTCACCATGAAGGCCAGCCGCTGCTTGCCTCGGGGGCTGCAGCCAGCGAACTCGTCACGGAGGTGCTCGATGGACGGGTCCGTCTCCAGCTCGAACAGCGCGGCCAGCGCGTGGTCGTCCGCGGCGGCACTGGTGAGGATGTCGATAGGCGAAGCGATCTTCTCCATCTCGTTGTACGCCGGAAGACCGAACGCATCGAGGGCAGTCTCCAGCTTCGCCGAGGCTTCCTTCCGCAGCTCCTCCGGGAGATGCATCCCGCAAGACACGAAGTAGAGGAGTGAAGCCGCAGTATTCCCCGCGTCCATCAGCGGGAACTTGGCGGCCAAACCAGACGCGGTCTTGACGAAGACAGCGTAATCGCTAGGATGCTTGACAGTCACATCCGACAGATTGACAGCGGTCTCGAAGACGGCAGGGGTTTTACCCCCCAGCCGGTCCCGAAGCAGCTGTCCGCCGTCGTCGTACTGGTCAACAATCCGGAGGTCGAGCGTATCCATGTGCACCCTCACAAGCGGCGTCCGCTTTTCGGTATAAGCTGCTCAGAGCAACAAGAGAAGCTTACACGACGTGCGAATGGGAGAAAAGCAGAGGTGACCTTCGATGCTCTGCTAAAAGCCGCGATAACCGACGCGGGGTACTCCTCCCTCAGGACGTTCTCAATAGACGCAGGCATCGCCCGAGAGTCCGTACGTGCGTACACCGCAGGTGACCGGATACCGAGTAACGCCAAACTAGAACAGATGGGGGATGTCCTCGGTATCCGCGAGGCACCAACTTACACCCAGCTGGAGCTTGCTCTGGCTACCGCCCGGCTCCAAAAGAAGAGCGGAGCAAACCAAAAGTACGGAGTTCAAGCCACCGCGGCGCTGAAGACCGCTGACCCCGCTGATGACCTACCAACCCACCGTATCGAGGCCCTGGTAACAATGTTCTTCGACCACGGACACCGAGAGCGTACTCCCGAAATCGAGTACTTCATCCGTGAACAAATCACCCGACTTCTGACTGATGTCTGAGGACATCCGTCGCACCTCCGGCGCTAAGTTCGTCTTCCTTAGCTTCTCTGAGGTCGACCAAGTTGGACAAGCACTAAGGGAACTACTTGCCACCTGGGGTCCAGGTTGGCGAATAACCCGCCCGAGCACCAGCTCACATCCGTTTCTACGCATCGAGTTCCTACCCAGTAACTGGGTTTGGGACCGAGCTGACAGAGAGTTCTCCACCGGCCCCAAGTGGGCCAAAATGGAGGCGTACTACCTAATGCTTCTCCTACAGGAGCACGGTACACAGATCCTCGCAGGGCGAGGGTGTGGTCTCGGTCAGTACTTTGAAGACGGGTCTACAGAACGCCAGGACACCACTCTCTACACAGCGAACGTAGAGCGTGCCCACAGTGTCCACTACGTCTTCTCCTGCCCCCCGGGGTTGGAGCCTCAAGACGCGATTCGCATTCATGGAGGCGTGCCCCTAGCGGGCGCGGTCACATGGGGAAAGTCAGCCGTAAATACGCTGGCGCCCCTCACCCCTCCTGGAGCAGAATTAGAAAATGCGCATTCTGAGACCCCAGCAGGTTCCGACGACGCCCTGCCCTGAGCAGGACGACGGAGCCGGCTTCAAAGATCGTGCGGTAGCCTCAGCAAGTCTGTGGCTGCCGCCCTGCGTGGATGATGTGGACTGGGCTCGTATCGAGGAGCGCAGCGTCGTCACACCTAAGCTTACATATGACCCGCGTCCGCTCATGACGACCCGAGCGGGGGCCACAATCAAAGGACCTGACGGGAAACCCATGCGCTTCGGGGAACTCCCGGAGCAAGTACCAATCTCCTTAGTGCGCGAGCTGGACGGCCACTTGGTGGTCCCCCGATACCTGTGCTCCGAAGAAACCGACAAGGTGGACTTCGAGTCCCCACAACTTGAGGACGTCTGGAGTCAGATTGACTTCGGCAGCAGGATTGAGCCCAGGAACGTCGCCCAGAAAGCGGCATGGGAGGCCCTCTCCGAAGCCGGTAACGGCACCCTCAAGCTATCGTGCGGCAAAGGGAAGACCGTGATGAGCCTGAAGAAGCTCGCGCAGCGGGGCTTCCCTGGCATCGTTCTGGTAAACAACCGCGGGCTGGCGCACCAGTGGAAGCTCAGCGCTATGAAGTTCTTGGACCTGGAGGACAAGGACATCGGGATGGTCACCTCCGGGCTATCCCACCGCGACGCCTACCACATCCCGGACAACCCGAAACTTCTCGCAAAAGCGCTCGTGGACTGTGACTCGGAAATGGTCCAACTGATCCAGCAGCTGGAAAAGGTTGCAGGCCCGGGGTTTAACCCCCTCTCCGGGAAGCACGTCCAGGCGCTGGTAAACCGCATCTGCACCCCCATAGAGCGGCTCGACTATGAGGCCGGGCGGGCCAAGTGTCTGCACGCCTGGGCAGACGAGGGTAAAGCGCCCTTCACCCTGCTGCGGGACTACCGGGAGGTGCTCTTCAAGCACCGGCTCCTTCGGGACCGCATCGACGGGGAGACATCTGTCTGGAACCGCCCGTTGGTCATCAGCACCATCCAGTCCCTGGTGAGCGGGCTCGACGATTTCCCGCAGTGGATACGACAGCGGTTCGGGTCCGTCTTCTTTGATGAGGGGCACCACCTCCCTGCTGCCACGTTCATTCGGGCTATCGATGTGTTCCATGGTGCCCGGTTCAGCCTCACAGCTACACCAGAGCGCGACGACGGGCTTGAGGCCCTCATGTACGCACACACGGGTGGGGTCATCTACGAGGACATGGAGCCTGAATATCCAGCGGCTCTTTACTTCAAGGACCTGCCCACCCGGCTGGCGACGGAAGACAAGGCTGTCCGCAAGGCTGTGTTCGACCGGCAGAGACGCATCAACCTCGGCATGCTCTACCAGTACCTCGCTATGGACCGCATCCGGAATCGACAAATCATCCGGCAGATGGTCATCCCCGCGCTGAACAAGGGCCGGGATGTATTGGTCCTGGCCCATGCGCAGGCCCACCCGGAGCAGTTGGCGAAGGCGCTGCTACAGGTGAGTCCCACCTTGGCGAAAGCCTCAGGGGTCGGAGTCATCACTGGAGAGACCTCCGGGATTGACCGTGTTCGGATCCTCGCAAGCTGCCGGGCATGCTTCGCCACAATGGGGGTTGCCCTGGAGGGGCTGGACGCGCCGAAGAAGGACACGGTCGTGATGGCGAGCGCCTTCACCTCCTGGCGAATGCTGGTCCAGAGCAAGGGGCGCATCGAGCGGCTCTTTGAGGGCAAGCCCCAGCCGCTCTACCTCATCGTCTCTGACACAAAGATAGACATCCTGAAAGGGATGTCCTGGGCACTGAAAAGGAAGCTACAGCGCAATGGCCTTGATTACAGCGGTTGACCCCCCGCTCTCTGACAAGCTGTGGGCGGTACAGAGGTGCTGGGCTAGTTGCGACAAGTGCGGGCTCTCGAAGTTCCGCTCTATGCCCGCCTACACCAAGGCGGAGCATGGGCCGCGCAAGCCAGAGCTTCTGTTCGTCACAGACCGCTTTGACCCCGCCGTTCTACAGACTCGTGAGTTCCCCACTGGAAACTACGAGGGGGTCTTACGCACCCTGCTGTCGAGCTTCGGCCACATCCCTGCGGACTACTGGTTCACGCCCGCAACCCTGTGCCCTACAACCGTTCCTGACCCCGACGACTGGCGGCCTCTTGAGTTGATGCCTGTCCCCAACCGGGCGCAAGTGTCGGCTTGTCGGCCGCGCCTACACGAGGAGATTCGGCTGCTCTGCCCGGAGATCATTGTGTGTCTTGGGAAGATGGCTGTTGAGGCTGTTTTCCCGAAGAACCCTCCCAAGTTTGTTCCCAACCTGGGGGAGATTGTAGAGCCACAAGTTTCTGGTGGTCTGTCCCCCATGGTAGTACCCTGCATGGTGACCTACAGCCTCAGTCATCTGTATCGAAATTGGGACATGTCAGAGGGCGGTTTGTGGAACACCGCCTTCAATCACATACAGCAAGCATCCGTCATCGCTAGGCACCTCCGCGAACAGCGGGGTGAAAATATTAGCGACTAATAATGGAGTCCGAAAATGCGTTCGACCCTTCGCCGCCGTCGTCTCACTCAGCCTGAGGTTGCGACCGTCACCCCCGTCGTCGAGACAGGCGCCATCACCGCCGCCGAGACCGCCGCCCAGGCCAAGATTGATGCGCGAGACCGCATCATCGCCGTGATGAAGGAGTTCATGGCTGAGAACCGGCCTGTCTTCACGCAGTTCATGGAGCTGACCGCCCGCGCCGAGACGGCAGAGGCGGAAGCCAAGGAGGCCATCCTCGCCATCGAGACCAGCGAGACCTGGAACTACAGCGAGACGACTCGCGGGGCCAAGCCCAGCACCCCGGTCTTCGACATCGCCCTCTTGCCCAACGAGGTCCTCCTCACCCCCGGCATCATCAGGAGCATCGACAACGTCAAGCTGGAACAGATGGCCACGGGTACCCTGGCGCACTACGCCCAGGAGCTGGCCAACGCCAAGAAGCCGAACCCCAAGAACCCCTCGGTCAGCTTCGCGAACAAGACGCCCGCGTCCAAGAGCCTGAAGAAGCTCCTCGACTAGGTGCTCCGCATAGAGGCTGTCTTCAAGGTGGGGCCGGTTCACATAGGTGACTCGGTCTTCCACCCACCCGACCTACTGCACCACATGACCGAGGAGCTGCCCGTGAGGAAGATGAGGAAGCGAGCTGCGCCCGACCCCCCAACGCGGCCAGAGAAGCACGCAAACACCCCCTGCTGGCATCCAGTGGGGGCCACCATGCGTGCTCGGGGGAGGGCCTCCGGCGCGACGCACTACGGTCCGGGGGCGTGGGACAAAATCCCGTACACCCTCGAAGTAACCGGAGAGGTCGAACTCTACACGCCGGCTGCGTACACCCTCGAAGAGGTCCGTGAGACGCAGGACATCGCTGCCCAGCTCGCGAAGGGAGCAGTCCTCCGACACCTGCAGCCGTTTCACGAGGACCTCGTCGAGCAAATCAGAACAACCCTTTTCCCGGAGCTATTCAATGGCCGATGAGCCTCTTGTCGAGATGCCGCAAGTGATCGCCAACGGGTGTCACCTGCTCAGCGTCAGCCTCGACTTCCAAAGTGGGGGCATGGTGCTGGCGGAGCCCAACATCACAGCCTTCGTTGCCCTGACACAAACCAAAGAAGGCGAGCAGCCGCGGGAGCTGGGTCGGATGGAACTTCGCGATGTCGGGGAGTTCGTTGAGGATGAAGCCCAGGCGCTGGTCTCCAAGCTCATCCCCACCATCATGGGCATCCTCGCCAAGGGAAATCCGGAGACCTGACGTGGCGGCAAACTGGGAACTTCAACTGGTGTCAGCCATCTTGTCCGCCGAGGACAGGAAGGAAGCGATGGCGTACGCGCTGGAGAATGGCATCAGGCTGGAGCTATTCGGCACCATGGCCCCGAGCACTGTGTGGGCCTGGATGCACAGCGTGTATACGAACCGGCGACGGTTTGGGGCTGTGCCTTCCCGCCAGAAGGCTTTGGAGCAGTTCAAAAACCTTGAGCTGCCTACGCCCATAGAGGAGCTAGAGACCCTTGTAGACTACGTCAAGTCCTCCCACATCCACCGTAAGACCACCTTGCTGGTGGCTGACTGGGAGGCCGAGGCCAAAGCCAACCCCATCCAGGCGCTCACGGAACTCAAGAGCAAGCTCGACACACTCACCGAAACCGAGATTAGGTCGGACGACGTCGTCTGGCGTGAGCGCGCGTTCACTGACCTACTGGAGAACCTTGGAGCGAAAGATGAGAACGCCGGCCTAACGGGGCTTCCTTTCCCGTGGGCGGTCATGAACGAGAACACCGGGGGACTTCAGCCAGGAGACCTTGTGCTCTTGTGGGCGCTGCCCAAGTCGAAAAAGACCTGGATAGGTCTCGTGATGGCGAACTACCTGATGGAGTGCGGGTACCGGGTCCTCGTCTACTCCAAGGAGATGGTGTGGGACAAGATTCGGGACCGGATTGCCTGCATCAAAGCGATGATTGGATACGCAGGCTTCACGAAGAACACCCTGCGTGCCGATGAGCGCTTCAGGCTGCTTGCGGCTATTGAGCAGACGGTCAGCGCTGAGTACCCCGGTGAACTCATCTTCACGAGCTGCGACAGGCCGGATGGGTCCGCTGGTGGCCCCGCAGAACTCCGGGCCAAGATCCAGACGTACAAGCCGCACTTCGTCTTCCTGGACTCCAGCTACATGCTGGAGCTACCGGGGGTCAAAGACGCGTACGACTGGCGGGCCATCGCGGGAATTACCCGCGCTCTGAAGCAAATCAGCAAGTCCACGGGCATTCCCATGCTCGCCATCATGCAGGAGAACGAGCGCCTCGCGCTGAAGTACGGGAACAAGGGCCGCGGCACGGCCTCCATCTCGATGTTCTCCAACATGATTCAGGACGCTGACGTTGGCATCCGGGTAGTCAACCATCCGACTCGCGATGAGACATCGCTGGTGATGGCCGCCTGCCGAGAGACCAACTGGCCGGGCTGTACCATCCACACCAAGCTCTGCCAGAACTTCGACTACGCGCACGACCATCTCTACGGTATCGAGGAGGTCAGCGATGCCGAGGAAGAGGGGATGCCCGACCCGCCAGAGGACCTGCCGGATATTCGACCTGGGGCCTCCTTCGCAGACCAGTACCTGAACCCCGACGCGGACTTCGACCTGAATCCCACCGAGCCTGAACCCGAGGCGTAGCCATGCTGCTGTTCGACACCGTTGAGCTGCTGCGGCCATACATGCGCTTTGGGCACTACGGCGAAGGTGCCCACGACCTTCCTGCCTACTGCCCGTTCCACGAGCGGAGTAGCCGCCCAACGCTCTACATCTACGTGGGGCCGCCCACTGATACCAAGTTCCCTGGGGCGGCGTTCTGCTTCAAGTGCAACGAAGGCTGGTCCCTCCCGGGCCTCCTCAGTGCAGTTGAGGCGCCGAGCAGCATCGTCAAGCAGGTCCGTGACCACCTGGGGCAGCTCCCGAAACCCAAGCGCGACCCTGGAAACCTAGTCGACCTGGAGATGGACACCCTGCCCGAAGCGCTGCTTGGGGCGTACGAGTTCATCCCCAAGGCCCTGCTCGACGACGGCTTCACCCGAGAGACCATCCAGCTCCACGACCTCGGGTTCGACCGGATGAAGAAGCGCATCACGTTTCCCATCCGAAACCACCATGGCCAGTTCGTTGCCCTGTCGGGCCGGGCGGTCCGTGAGTGGGACCCCATGCGCTACAAGGTCTACACAGGGAAAGACTTTGGCATCGGGCAGAAATACGACCCCCCGAAAGGGAAGGTGTTATGGGGGCTCGACAAGTTCTGGATGACCCGCCTCACGGCGGGAAAAGACCTGCCTCCCCTCATCCTATGTGAGGGGTTCAAAGCCAAGATGTGGGTCGAGCAAGCTGGGTTCCCGCACTCCGTCGCGTTGATGGGGACGTGGGTCACAAAAGAGCAGCTTTTCCTCTTGCAATGTATATCAAGCAGGATAATACTACTGCTTGACAATGACATCCCTGGCATCACCGCAGTCAACAAGCAAGCCGAGCGGCTCGTCCGCCAGGGGCTTGAACTGGAGTTTGGGAACTACGGCACCCGGGACGAAATCAGCCCGGACGACCTGAGCATCGAACGAGTGAACCAAGCCATCGATACGAGTCTCACTCTGCGCCAATGGAGAAACTTCCATGACGTCGAGCGGCCTCCGCTGAAGAAATACAATGAGTAAGGAAGGAGTCCCGTCCATGAGTACGTGGGCCGATTGGAGCGCGTCCAACAAGGATGCACAGCAGGCCGCTAAGGCCACCGTGAACAAGCGTCAAGGAACCCCGCCCATCTGGCGACTGCGTCAGGACTTGCGTTGGCGTCCGCAGGCTGACCCCGGGGCTGGTCAGCGGCACCCAAATGTAGCCGCCATCGAGTACGACCCCATCCGCATGCGCTTCGTCATGCAGGAGGATGGCCCCTGGACCCACCTGATGGGGAAGTGGGTGTGGGACGGCAAGCGTAACCGCTTCGTCATCTCCAACTCGTGGAACAACCAGAAGCCCGTCCCCTGTCTGCTCTGGTACGCCTGCGTCAGCGAGGGCGACGAGGAGGAGAAGCAGCGCTTCTTCGCGGACGACATGTACGCCCTGGAGGTCGAGCTTCTCGAAGACTTCCACGTCGAGCAGGTCCCCATGAAGAAGCAGGGCCGGTTCTACGAGAACTGGCACCGCTGCGAGGGCGTAGACGAAGACGGCAAGAGCCTCTGCAAGCGCTGCGACGATGAAGGCGAGACGGTCTTCGGCCGGAAGGTCTTCGTCCTCTTCTTCGACCGCTCGAAGAAGCAGTTCGAGGAGATGATCGAGACCAAGGGCGACGCCTGCGCTGGGTGCCAGGAAGGCACCATCAACGTCTACGGCTACGTCTGCTCCAACGAGGCGTGTGACCACGTCTTCGGGCACAAGAAGAACGGCCCGGAGTACACGGAGCACGAGGCGAAGGCGTGGGAGGAGAATGAGGTCAAGTGCCCCAAGTGCAAGGAAGAGGATTGGCCGACTCCGCTGTTCCGCTGCCTCCACCGGAAGGGGTACGGGAAGAACCGCAAGTGGGTGGCTGGCTGCGACGAGCCCATCTACGAGAACCCGTGGGCCTACACCTACCTCATCAAGACCACCAAGGCAGGGCGGTCGGACTCCTACGCCATCGAGGGGTTTGAGTTCATCGAGGACGGCGACCTGCCCGAGCTGACTGGCATCCCCGCGGCACTGCGGGAGCTGGACATGGAAGAGCTTCTGGGGCGCATCGACCTCAAGAGCCAGAAGTTCGCGCTCAACCTGGATTCCACCCCGTTCGACCTCGACGACGCACAGCAGGTGCTCGACCGCTTCTTCGCGGCCGATGCTGACGTCGAAGACGCGGACTCCATCCCCATCGAAGACGGCGACATGCCCGACATCGACGACCCGACCCCCTACTGACCGGAGTACCCCTTGGGTAAGTTCGCCGTCCTTCCTCCTACCATGCTCATCAAGACGCGGCAGGAGGCCGAAGTCGCCCTCGCCCAGCTGCGCATTGGGAAGGGCGGCAAGCGCTCTCGCGTAGTCGCGATTGACACTGAGACCACCGGCTTGAGCCGGCAACGCGACTACGCGCTCATCATGAGCCTTTCTACCGGGCCGAACCGCTACGCGATATGGCCCGAGGCGTTCTCCTACTTCACGGAGTACCTAGAAGACCCTGAGCTACAGCTGCTCATGTGGAACGCCAACTTCGACACCTGGATGCTGCGGAACGCCGGCATCGACATCTACCGCAACTGCGACCGCACGACCTACCGCGTCTTCGACGCCATGATTATGCACGCGCTGGATTACGACGACCGGCCGCACACACTGAAGTACGCAGCCAAGGAGATGCTCGGCATCGTTATGGTGGACTTCAAGGCCACCTTCGGCGCGCAGATGCGCACCCGGAAGCTGCACGAGATATTCCTGGACCCCGCCAATGAGCCTGTCGTGGCGAACTACGCGGGGCTCGACGCCTACTCAACCTTCGCCCTGGCAGTCGCGCTCCAGAAGAAACTATTAGCGACTAATACTGGTGTCGAGGAGTACCCCACCCTGTGGGACTACTTCCGGCACACCGAGGTCCCCTTCACCCGGGTCCTCTTCGAGTGCGAGAGCAACGGCATCGGGCTGGACAAGCACCGGCTCATCGCAATCGCGCCTGAACTCGACCGCAAGATGATTGCCCTCATGCGGTGGTTCGTGAAGAAGACCAAGAAGGTGGGCATCAACCTCAACTCAAACCCGCAGATGATTGAGCTGTTCTTTGGGGACCTGGGGTACAACCCCCCCTCGTACACCGAGAAAGGTGCCCCACAGCTCCCGCAGAAGTGGTTGTCGCGCATCGCTTCTGATGGTTGTGTCTACGCGGACAAGTTGCTCGCCTACCGCGACCTGAAGAAGAAGCAAGCCACCTACGTGCGTGGGCTGCTCAAGTTGGAGCACCGCGGGCGCATCCACACCACGTACAAGCAAGCTGGTGCTCGTACCGGCCGCCTATCGAGCGCGGATCCGAATTTACAAAATCAACCTGGGTACATCCGCTTCGCCTACATCGCGGGCGAAGAAAAAGTACTAATTGCTAGGGATTACTGCTTCGCAACCGGCACCCTGGTTGACACCCCGCTCGGCCCTCGGCCGATTGAATCTTTGCAGGTGGGGGACCCTGTCTTCTCCTACGACCCTGACAGGCGGGTTCCTGTAGTAGGTACCGTAGATGAGCACCACGCTGTCGGCGTTGAGCCCGTCGTTGAGATTGAGCTGGACAACGGAGAGCGGATTGTCTGCACGGGCGAGCACAAGTTCATGGTTTGTCCTGAGAAGTACGTGGCAGACCCCATTGGCGTAGAGGCGCAGGACCTAATCCCTGGAATGCGCCTGCTTCCTCTGCGGAGGGCGTACGGGGGGACGAACCGAAATTACGAGCATCTCTACGCCCATCAAGCGGTCGTTTATTCCAAGACGCACACAGAGGTAGCGGCCTGGGCGATGGGCGCCCGCCCTGAGGGCTACCACACGCACCACAAGGACGGAGACAGCCTAAACAACCACCCCGATAACCTGGAGTACCTGGACGCCCGCCTGCACCTCTCCGAGCACGCGAAGGAGTCTTGTACGCGTCAATGGCGGGACCCTGAGACGCGTGCAGCCATGCAGTCGGGTATCCGTCAGAGCATCGCCGACCGTGGGGGCTACAACGGGAAAAACAATCCCCGTCATGGCGACCGTAGGGGGCGGGTGTACACCGCCTGCCTGTTCTGTGACCAACCGATAGAGACATTCGCTTCTACGAAGAAGAAGTACTGCTCCCGTACCTGTTACTTCGACCACAAAAGACAGGGAGGAAACCACAAGGTCGTAGCTGTCCGGCAGCTGCAAGTAAACCAGCAGGTGTGGAGCATCGGAGTAGCGCCGCACAGAAACTACGCGCTGGCTGCAGGGGTCTTCGTAAAGAACAGCCAACTGGAGATGCGCATCGTCGCGCACTTCAGCCAGGAGCCCAATCTCATCCAGGCTATCCGTAGTGGGCAGGATGTCCACTGCTCCTGCGCCGCGCTCATGTTCAAGCTGCCTTACGACGAAATCATGGCAGCTCGGGCACGGGACGACGAGATCGACGAACTGAAAAAGGCCGGGCACCCGTACGAGCCGCTGAGTCCCCGAGAGATAGAGTGCCTCACGGCCCGGAAGGCGGCCAAGGCCATCAACTTCGGCCTGATTTACGGCATGGGTCCGCAGAAGCTCAGCCGAGAGCTGCGGGTCAAGGTGGAGGTCGCCAAGGACTACATCCGCACGTACTTCCAGCAGATGCCCGGGGTGCAGGACCACCTTCGTCGGGTCATTGGTTTAGCCGAAGAGTCCGGGGTAGTCACCACCATTCTCGGTCGGCGGCGGCAAATCCCGGGCATCTGGTCCCACCTACGCGGGGATATCGCCCAGGCGGAACGCCGCGCCAAGAACACTCCCATCCAGGGGACCGCGGCGGACGTCACCAAGATGGCCATGATTAAGACCTACGAGGATGACTGGCTCTACGAGATGGGCTACCGCATGCTCCTACAGGTCCACGATGAAATCGTCGGGGAGGCCCCAATCTCCGCGGCTCGTAATCCCCGTTTTGTTGGACGCCTCCAGCACCATATGGAACACTCGTTGCCATATGACCTGCTGGTCCCCCTAGACACCACCGGAAAAGACGCGGCCGACTGGGCTGGGTGCAAGTAAGGAGCCGCCCATGATGGGACGAGTTTGTGACATCTGCCATGGGGCTAGGAGCGTCCCGACAAATCCCGTCTGCCCTGCGTGCAATGGCACGGGGACCTCCGAGGCTAGGGGACAGATATCCCCGCTCCACACGATAGGACCGGGGGTTGGACGGATAGGCACAGTCTGCCCGACTTGCGGGTACGTCTCTGAGGTTGGCAGCGCCCACGTCTGTCTTCCGCTTGTCCTCGACATGATGAGGGCTGACCCCGCCTTCATGCGCGAACTCGCGATGATGGTCGACCAAGTCCGCAACGAGGAGCACATCGATGAGTGACTTGCCCGACCCGCCATACTCGATGGGCTGTCGAGTGGTGCCTACCACCTGCAGCCTTTGCGAGCGGGAGGTTACCCCTGGAAAAGAGGAGCTTCACCGGAGCCTCTGTGAGCTGACCGCGTCCCTGCTAACCGGCATGCTCAACCGCCCCAGCTACGCCCGGCAGATTTTCCCTGTAACGGAACTCCCGCCGGAAGAGCTTGTGGACCTGGAGGGGGTACATGAGGACGTCTGACTACCCGAAGGAGCCCTTTACCGCGCCGCCGGCACTCACCCTGCTCGACTACAAGGGGCGGAAGGTGGGTGTGCTCGCGGAGCTTGCGCTAAACCAGCGCTACCCCGACCCCATCTGGGGCCTGGGTACGGGGGGATTCATGCAACACCCCGCCCACACGAAGCCCGACACAGAGCTGCGTATCCAGCGGCTCATGATCTCTGAGAGATGGGTTCGTGGGCTCAAAGCCGACATCAAGTGGTTCCGCGAAATCGGAGAGAAGGCAGAAGCGGCGGAGATGGAGTCGGACGGCTGGGCTGGTGGGGCGCCCTTCAGCATCGGCCCAACGGATGCAGCGCACCCCACTGAGCTGGAGGGCTTGCTGCTCCTTCCGACGAGCTTCAACTACACGGTGACCACCAACGGCGACATGCGCATCATCGAAGACGTCAAATTCCTCGGGCTCAGACTCCCCGAGGCAATCCGCATGTCCACAGGCAACCCCCGTATGGCTCACGCCGTGAAGAGATTTACTGACGCCCTACTTCCGCGTAGGCCGTCCCTGGACGAGACGATGCACGAGGATATCTAGTGTGACCGAGAACAACCTGCGGATTCTGGAGATTGGCGGACGGCACATTCCTGTCACCACCACACGGGGCCGCGCACCCGGGAAGGAGCATTCGATGACTATGGAAAAGTACGGGGTCGACACCGAGAAGGCGGAAGAGCTGGTCCGGCGGAAGCTGGCGAAGGACACGTCTGAGGGCCTGGAGAAGGTCGCGAGCGGTGAGGCCGACAAGCTCATCGACGATGACAAGAAGAAGGACGACGAGGATGGAGACGGCAGCTGAGCGGAAAACCCGTGGGTGCACCCCTTGCACCGTCTGCGAGACGATGGACTGCATCTGGTTGGGTGGTTGGGGTGCGCCGAACGACCGTCCTGACCTGAGCGGTATCCGCCTCGACAAGATGGAGTACAGCGAGAAGTTCAACGGGTCGATTGTGACGGTCACCCCGACCACGGAAGACGGGGCGCGGTCCAAGCAGGGGCATTACCTCATCGGGCGGTTACTCCAGGAGGAGGGAGTCGAAGCAGTCATAGAGGTCCAGGCGGACGGTCGGCAGGTCCTCATTGGGCATGACGCCATCAAGCGTAGGGCGGACATGGTGTTGAAGCGGCGTGAGCGACGGAAGCGGCGACGGGTCCGCACCAAAATCATAAGGGGTTAAGTGTGGCGAAGGGTAGAAGCAAGTTCGACAAGCTCCGAGCGAAGATCGAGAAAGACATGAAGGGGGCCGTCCGCATCCAGGATGTAGAGGACGTCACTGCTCCTTTCCACCTTCGTCGGCCCAGCGGTGTCCTCAACCTGGACATCGGGACAGACGGCGGGATGCCTGGGGGTTCCATCGTCCAGCTCCATGGCAGGGACGGAGTCAGCAAGACCGGGCTCAGCTTCCATTATTGCGCCGAGAACCAGCGCGTCTACGGTGCGGAGTCCGCCATCTTCGTTGCGTCGTTCGGGTACAAGCCGGACCTGAACTACATGCGCATGTGCGGGATGCGGCTGGCTCTCAGTGACCAGGAGGTCCTTGAGGCCGGGTACACCCTGGAGGACGTGCCTGCTGCGGTCCGTGGGGAGACTATCGGGGAGGTGTTCTTCCTCGACCTGGGCTTGGTCAACATCGCCGCGGAAGCTCCTGCAGAGACAATCTTCGCCGCAGCGGCGTCGTTGGTGGAGTCGGGGATGTTCCAGCTGGGTGTCGTTGACGAGTTCGGCTCCGGTGAAACGAAGGACGTCGTCGTGAAGGGCCTGGAGGAGACCGTGAAGGTCGCCGCTTGGGCCAGCCTCGTCACCCGCTTCTGCCAGCGGATGTACACCATTCTCCGGATACCGCTGGAAGACGGTAGTCCGAACGCCACCACGCTCTTTGTCCTCAACCCCGCTCGCGCTGCAGGCGTTGGCGGTAGCGGTGGCAGGGTGAAGCCCGGGTATGTGCCCCCGGACAACATGACCTCCGGCTTCGCACTGAAGCACGCCAAGGCTGTCGACATCCTCCTCAAGAGCGGTGCCCAGGTAAAGCAGGGCAAGAACCGCGTCGGCAAGCAGGTGCACTGGCGCATCATCAAGGGGAAGCACGGGCTCCATGAGGGGCTCAGTGGTACCTACGTGTGGCTGGACGGCGAGGGCATCGACATGGTGACCGAGCTGGCCAATGCCGCCAAGACGTTCGACACCATCCATCGGGCCGGACGGTGGTGGCGCATCTTGGATTACGAGGACAAGATCGAGGGCGGCTTGGAGGGCGTGATTGACCTACTACGAGAAGAGCCCGAGCTGTATCAGGAGCTGTACGAGAAGACCATCGCAGAGGCCCAGGACTCGCTCATCCTGGACGACGACGACTCAATCCACGAAGACAAGTAGCCGACAGAGGGGGGCGCGGTGAAGGTGCTCATTCGTACCACCAAGGGTACAACGAAGCAGGTAACGGGCAGGCCCTTGGTACGCGGATTGGCGTTCCATCCTTCCCTCTCAAACACGCCGACCAACGGCAACCTGCACAACATCACACACTTGGAGAGCGGGCTATCCGTGCTCCACCAAGTTCCGCATGACGCGATACCCCGGATAGCTGAGATGCTCGCGGTGGTGAGCTGGGATACCAGCTCTTCCATCATCTTCGACTCGGCCGAGCACACCAACACCCTGGAAGACTGCCTGGAGTTCCTCGTGGCATACAAACATCGATTCAGCCAACGCTGTGAGGCGGATGTAGCCAAGGACCTGGGTGGCAAGGTCCAGCCTGCGAGCGGGTCGCTCCCCGGCTATAAGCGGGACATCCTCACCGCGGACATCCTGGCCGAGCACAAGACCTCCGAGCCGGGGTCGCAGTCGGCCGACTACCGGGATGTCGACCTGAGGGACCTTGAGTTCCATAGACGTCAGGCGCTCAGCATCGGCAAGGTGCCCGCCTACATCTTCGCCTTCGAGGGTCAGGACAGCATCGTGTTCCTCCCCGCGGATGAACTCGACGACGATTTGGCGGGCATGAACTTCCACGAGGTCGACGTTTCCTCGCAGGTGGTTTGGCGGCTGCACAGGGCGACCGGCCTGAAGCTGAACGAGACCACTTGGCTCAAGCTGATTCTCGCCAAGCGGGTCTGGCTGGGTGTGCCCTACCTGGACTTTCTGGAACTGGCGAAAGGCAACTTCTGATGGTTCAGATGTGCACCGGGGACATCTTCGCAAGCACCGCGGACGCCCTGGTAAACCCAGTAAACTGTGAGGGGGTCATGGGTGCCGGGCTGGCACTGCAGTTCAAGAAGCGCTTTCCCGAGAACTTCACAGCGTACGCCAAGGTGTGCCAGGACGGCGACCTCCACCCCGGTAAGCTCTTCACCTTCGAGGACCCCGCGTCGAACAGGCTCATTGTAAACGCCGCGACCAAGGCCGAGTGGCGTAACCCGTCGAACCTAGACTGGGTAGTCAGCCTAGGGGAAGAGTTGCGCCAGCTAACGGAGGAGCGAGACATCAAGCGGCTCGCTGTCCCGGCGCTTGGCACCGGTTTGGGCACGCTCCCGTGGCTCGCGGTCCGGGACATTTTGGCGGAGAGCCTTATGACCTCCTCCGTCGAAATTGAGCTGTACGAGCCGAGGGGCTACGAGCCGCCCACACTGCCCCAGGAGGGGTACTACGCCTCGGCCTGCCTCAGCCACACGGGGAAGCCCGCCGCCAACGCGGACTACTCTCTCGTCTCCTACATCCGGTTCTCCCGGGGAGACGACGCCAAGACCTACGACCGCAAGATTGGGTGCTACCACCCTTCCGCTGTGAGCCTTGAGGGATGCAACCGCGCCCTGGCTTACGAGCGGCTTGCGGTTACCCCGAGGCCCGTCCCCAGGACGCACGGCTTCGGAGTCAACGTCTTCGACCTCGGGGACGCAATCCACGACGCCATCCAAGGCCGCCTCTCCAAGGTGACCGGAGTTCATGGACAGCGTTTCCATCCTGAGGTCGAAATCAGCTACCCCCCGCTGGGGCTCTACGGACACTGCGATGGCGTGTTCGGGCAGCTGGTGGTGGAAATCAAGAGTGTGAGCAAGAACATCTTCAAGGGGCTCAAGGCCCCGATGGCTAGCCACATTCGCCAACTGCACTGCTACATGCTGGCTCTGGATATTCCATACGGAGTCATCCTGTACGTGTGCCGAGACAACGGAGAATTCCGAGAGTTTCCCGTCCACTTCAGGGCGGACGTGCTGGCGCGCATCGCCACCACGATTCACAACATCGAAGCCCACTTGCGACGCGGAGTGATTCCTGACCAGGAACCGAACTCGTTCATCTGTTCACGCTGCAAATTTCTCTACACGTGTAAGCCGGACCTAGCCAAAGATGAGTGAACCCGTAGACCCGTTCAGCGAAGCCGCTCGGTGGATCAGCGAACAAATCGCGCAGTACCCCAGCCCTGCTCTCCCCGACGCCATCAACGACCTGAGCCTCGTCGAGGTCAAGGCGTACTACGACGTGCTCATGCGGCACCATGACCAACTCTCAACAAAGCTTGCGGCCACGTTGGGAATTGCTGGTGTCTCTGAAGAGCGTCTGAAGGTGTCAGAAGCTGGGGCGCTACTCCGCACCAACAAGGACAAGACCCTCACAAACGCCGCCCTACGCGATGCAGCGGTTCGGTCGGATGGACACGTGGTCCATGCCCGACTGGACATGCTTCGCTCGGACGGCCTCAAGCGAGCCCTGGAGGCACTCAGAAAAGATACAAGCAAGCGCATGCAGCGCCTCGACCGAGAACTCTACGAGCGGAACGGCCCCAGCGGTCGTTCCTGGAATTCCTCAGGCACACAGACCGGGCGTACTAGGTCCGACCGGCCGAACTACTCGAACCCGCCGCGCTCCGACTCTACCCCAGCGACGGGGAAGGCGCCGCGGAGCATGATGCAAAAGGCGCGGGTCCAGGTGGCCCGAGAAGAGGTGGAGGACGACGAGTGATTATCACGGTAGGCATCGACCCCGGGAAGAGCGGCGCAATCGCGGTCGTGGCAGACGGCGCGCAAGTATTAGTCGCTAATAATGTCCCCACGGCCGGGAAGAATTACCTACCGGCCCAGATGGCTGCGCTACTGCTCCCCTTCGCCGCGTTGTGGCGGGAGCGGGACGCGCCTCTCCGACTGCTCCATACCTACACCGACCTCCTGGACGCCGTCAAAAACCCGGACATGCCGGAGGAGGAATTCGAGCAGGTCTACACGTGGAGCGAGGTCGCCCTGGCGGCCTACATGCAGCAAGACGACCGCGCCGTTCTGGCCATGGTCGAGAAGCAGCGTGGGAGGAAGGGTGAAGGCCCTGAGCGCCTCGTCCAAATCGGCAAAGGCTGGGGCCTGTGGGAGGGCATCTGCGCCACACTGTGCATCCCGTACGAGGAGGTCTCTGGCCCCAAGTGGGAGCGGGCTATGGGGTGCTCAACCGCAGCGTCGGTCTCGCTCACGCAGAAAGCCGGCGAGGAGGACAAAGCCTTCGATAAGCGTGAGAAGGCTGCCAAGGCCAAGGCCCAGCGAGACAAGAAACACTCCCACGTCGCCCAGGCGCAGGCGTTGTTTCCTGACTGCCTCATAAAGGCATCCGACGACGGGCTCGCCGACGCCCTCCTACTAGCTGTGTACGCCTTCAGGACCTATCAGGGTAGGGAGCAGTAAGCCCGTGCCTCAACCCCCGCCAAAGCTGCCTGACGCGCTGCTCTCCCTACCGCAGCACCGTCGCCGAGCAGAGCTGGCAGACATCATTTGGAGACAGATGGGAGTACGCGTCCACCCCTCAGTAGATGGGGATGCGGCGCTGAATCTACTGTGGTACAACATCGCTACCGACGAAGTTAAGCCCAACCTAACCAACCCGCTCCGCGACGAGTTGATGGCCTTCATCAAGGAATACCAAGACCAGCTGTCACTACCCTGTGACGGCAACTGTTACGGCCACACGGACGCCCGGGTGCTTCTCTGCTACCTGGAGTTCCAGAAAGACAACGAGGTGGCCGACCTGGACTTGGACATCCTCGGGGGGACCATGTAATGGCCGCGAAACCGAAGAAAGCCCGAATCACACAGAAGGCCCTCGGGGTCCTTCACCCAGCCGAAATGCGCTTCGCCGTCATTCATGCCGGCATCGCAGAGCAGCTGGACGCATTCCGTCTGGACCCCTCCCACTGGCAGAAGCTGCTGGCGGGAGACCCGGACGTTCAGAAGCAGTTCCTTGAGACCGACTTGGACGACCCTGAAATCAAGGTGTACGTCTACGGTCCCGCACCCGCTATCCGTGAGTCCGCTTACATGTACCTGCGCGCCCTTCAGGCCGCGGTTCTTGTCGGTGGACCTCAGCCGGATTTCATCGAAATTGCTCAAAAGCTTGAGCACAATTCGGGGGACGAACCCCTGAAGCAGCAGAAAGAAGACGCCACCATGCGTGGAATCAAGCGCCGCAAGTCCGCCAAGAAGCCCGCCGCAGACACCCCGGAGACGGAGGCAGCTCCCATCGAGGAAGAGGCCGCTCCCGTCGAGGACATCACCCCCGCTGACGGTGACAACGCTGGGGCCAACCTCAACGTCTTCGACGCTGTGGACGAGATCAGCAAGCAGGTCCAGTCCGCCCAGGAAGACACCGCCGCGGTCATCGTCGCGCTGGAGGCGAAGGTCGACAACATCACCGCGCAGAACACCGCGACCTTGTCGGTGCTCTGGAACCTGTTGGAGCTGGACCCCGCGGACTTCCCGGCGGACATCTCCGAGTTCCCGTCCGTCTCCGACATCGCGGAGTTCCTCGAAGACGCGCCCGAGGAGTAGCCCGATGCCGCACAGCATCGCTGTCCATGCCCCCATCAACGTGGCCGCGCTCGACGAGCGTGACCCGGAAGCGGGGAACGCCAGTCACAGCTACGCCATTCAGTACGGCGGGCCTGACGACGTCTGCTACGTCCAGTTCCAGCACGGCCCGCGTGGGGTGGAGGGATCGACCCCCGGCGTCTTCGACGACGCCCTGCTCGCCATCATCGAGGACCGGTTGATCGGGTTCCAGTCGGGTCCGTACGCGTGCCCGGAAAACCAAGCCGCGCTCAATGCTGTTCGGGATGCCCGCGCTGCGCTGAGTTCGCGCGTGGCCAACCGCATGGCCAAGAGCGTGCTCGGGGTAAACGCGGTCCACTGACCTCGTTGCAAAACGGGCATTGGTTTTTGAGATAGGAATTCCAGCGGCGTTCATACCCCGTCGCTGGAAGGTTCCCATGTTGGACGCCAAGCACCTCTCCAAGTCCATGCAGCACTTCTGCACGGCTCTCCCCACCCGCTTTCAGTGGACCCCCCACAACCTTTGGGCGCACCCCCTCTCCGAGCTGCTGTTCCAGCTCGGGTACGAGGACGAGGGGAACTGGGTACACGAAGCAACCATTCCCATCCACGAACGCGGTACCGGTCTGGGCTAGTCCCCGGCCCGAAGCGCCCCCTCCTGGGGCGCTTCTTCTTACCCTGCAAAAACCGCGCATGTCTGGGTATAAAGACAATGAAGGGACACGTATAGCTTCGGCTGTTCAGGGAACTTCTGGTTGTATGGAATCGTCAGGATAACTCGCGGTGACGCGGGGAAAGGTTTGGCCCGCTCCGGGTTGGACCACCGAGTAGTCGGCCCATCTATACAAGTCTGAGTCTGCCCTCGTGAGGGGTCGCTGGTGAAGAGCCGGTGGAGAATTGTGCAGGAGTGGTGGCCCCGCGGCGGCGGGATAAAGTGACCGGGCGGAGAAATCCGTGGTCGCGGAAGCTGGGCTGGTACCCCGGCTGCCATGCATCCAAATCCAACACAAGTGCTCGGGTAACAGATAGCGTACGTGAACAATCTGTGAGGAGGCAGCTCCAGGCAGGTCGTACGAAGTTCGATAGGGTGTGAGTTCTTTAGTCGGGAAACCGGCAGCCCTTGAAGAACCGATAAATCGGGTGACTGACCCGAGAATGTCACGAGATGGTGTGGGAGTTCCCTATGGTCAAAAGCCATGGGCCCGCTGGTAAGGCGCCATCTCTAGGAGAAAAACCGGTTAGGAGCCGGACTACGCATTTCACGCGAAGCTGCAATCAGCCCTTACCCGGGTACTGTCGAAAGATGCCTAATCGTCTGCCCTCCATGGGGAACGGACGCACCTAAAGCTCGCAAGGCTAAGGGTGTCAGTTGAAGAGCCGTAGGAGTGGGCCGCAAACCTATTCTGAGGGGACACTGCTGAGTAGACGTATCCGCTAATGGTAGTAAACCCGGCTTCGGTCGGCTCTACCGGCATTGTATGGCTACTGGGGAGACCCAGTGGATAGGGCCCTGAAAAGGGGCTCAAAGGCTGTACGCGAAAGGGGGTAATTCTCACCCTTTTCTTACCCCTATTATTAGCCGCTAATAACGTGCAAAACGGGTACCCCTTTAAGGGATAAGAACTATGAACAAGGAGGATTACATGGATTTCATTGACCCGAAGAAGTGTCCTTGGTTCCAGGAAATCTGGGACATCCTGGAGAACCCGAGGCCGGGCGGAGTGGAGCGAGTGAAGGAGCTGACCAAGCTCATCTCGGACCGCTCCAAGGTCCGGACGGAAGCGTACAACGCGGACTTGTCCGCTCGAATCGAAGCGATTAACAACCGGGGCTAGTCCCCCACCAAGCCCCGCTGGGGCAGAACGGCTGAGAGTTGAAGAAGTTCGTAGAGAAGTGCATTCCGATGGCCCTCGGGGCCAGCCTGCTCATCGTCGTCCCCGCCTTCCTGGCGTGGGGCAGGGCAGCGGCCCTCATCATGGGCGGAGGCTGAGATGGAGAGTCTGCTAGGGAAGCTCATCGCAGCCGGCATCGGTCTTGGCCTTGTGGCCGCCGAAGTCGGCATCTTCTGGCTCGGTTCGCTGCTGAAGTCCCTCCTGGGGCTATAGCAGCGGGCTGAGCGTCTTGGGGGGCATGTGCCCCCGTTCTTACGTATATACCCCCTAAACAGCCTCAAACAGGGCCGTACCCCCCCCTCCAAACTGCAAAAATGGCACCTTTTATAGGGATAAGAAGTATGAAGGAAGCATTACGCTCTCCTCCCACCCCAAGGCATCCTGCCTTTTGGTGGGATGAACACTTCGAGGCTGGAACCACGGTGCTGTGGGTCCGTAGGCTTTGGAGTCTTTAGAATACGCCTCATTGAGGCGGAAGGATTCGATATGTCTCGCCAGTTGGTAATTGGAAATCTTCGCTTCGGCCTGACCCCCGCGCGCCAATCGGGCAATGGTGCCCTGGCCGTCGTGGCCCTCGTCACGGTCATCACCGTCGTGGTGGCGGGGGGCGTGTACTACTTCGCCAACCGCGACACCGCGGACGCCTACGCTCACGCTCATGGCGGTGTGGTGGTGATGCAGGAGCGGACCATCGCCGCGAGCATCAAGCTCATCGAGAAGGCGTTCGACAACGCGGTCAAGGCCGTGGCGGCGTGCGAGAAGGCGTCGGAGTCGAAGGGGGACAAGGACCCCTCGGCGACGAGCGTGGCGAAGGCCGCGAACGCCCGAGACGAGAAGCTCGACGTGCTCGACACCGAGATCGGCCGAGCCCTCGCGCACGCCCCGGACGCCGGTGCCCGCTTCGACGGGTTCAGCCGGACGGCCGCTGTGAAGAGGGGTCTGAAGGTCCACGGGCGGGCGGCGAAGGCCGTCGCCGCGGGCAAAGCGGACAAGGACGCGGCGAAGGCCGCGGCCTAGCCGCACCCCTGAGGTGACCTGTCAGCCGCTCCGGCAGCAGGTAGGTCCCTCAGGTTCGAGTGTCTTGAAATTCTAACAACAGGCGCCCAGCCTGGAGCCCGCTGATTGCGGTAGCAAAGGGATAAAGAAGAGAGGGCGAGCACCCGCTCCTCTTCTTTTAGCTACACCAACTATTAGCCGCTAATAATTAGACGACGATGTTGTTGCCTATATCCGGGTTGGTCCCGGCGTCAGTCACTGCGGTGTCAACGATGTTGAACTGCACCACGTTGTCATTCGTAGCGCCACTCAAGTCCACGGTAGCCGTGGCGCTCGGCCCGGCACCATCGTAAACCAAGCAGTTGTGCACGATGAGGTTGCCGTCCGTGCTTATGGAGATGAGGCCACCAAGCGTGGTGTTACCCATGAGGGTGTTCTTGTCACCGGTGTTAATCACAATGCCCGAGGTCTCGTTGTTCCGGATGAAGCTTGAGTTGCCTCCGGTGTACAAGACGTTCGCGCAGTGGTTGTCACTGATGGAGTGCGCCCCGCCGGCTCCGCCAACCGTGATGTCGCCGGTCATCGTGTTGCCCTGAACGCGGTGACCGATGCCCCCGTTGATGTCGACTGTCGTGCAGATGTTGTTGTAGACGGAGATGTTGTCTCCCGACGTCACCTGGATTTCATCCGCAACGCGGCAACCCACCACCATGGAGCCATTGGCGCCAGCCAAGTCAATACCTGAACCGCCGCACACGCCAACGTCACAGTCCTTGACCGACGTGTCCGCGCTGGCAAGGTAAAAGCCTGTGCCGTCCGCCACGACGACGGTGCACCCCGTGAAGTGGATGTTATCCCCGATAGCCTGAAACCCCATATCGGCTGACGCCTGGACGACGCACCCCACTGCCCGAGACCCGGCACCGTTCAGAGAAATACCCACAAACCGAGCATCGCGGACCACTACGTTGCTGACGACGACGACCCCGGTAGGGTCAGTCTTCACGCCCATCACGGCTGCGTCAGGCGTCGTGCGGTCGATATGAATGAGGCAATCGGAGATGTGCACGGACGCGGTAGCCAGGGCGTCGTCTACCTGGATACCGTGCCCCAAAGCGTCAAGCACAGTCGCGCCGGAAACGACCCCGTGCTGCTGGAGGTCTTCCAGGAAGATCGACGCATCCGCGAATCCCTCAAGGATGCAGTCGCGGACGACCGCGGACTCGGCGAACTTAATCTTCACACCGTGCAGGTTATTCGTGTTGTTGTCCGTCCCCGACGCAAGGAACCTGCAGCGCTCCACCAGGACGTCCTCGATATCAACCCCGCCCGCGCCCTCAACGATGATGCCGGCACCGGTAAGCGCCGTACCCTGGCAGTCCCGAAACCTAATACGGCCGCCTACCGTAAGGTTGCGAAGAGTCGCAAAAGCGCTCCCGCCCGTAAGCACGCAGTCCTCAACCGACAGGCCGTAAAGGCTCCCGCTACTGGCGTCGAAGACGGAGGCCGTTGGCTCAGCTGGAGTGGCTGCGGCAGCCGCGGTACCTCCCCAGATAAAGTCGAGCCCCTTAAACTCCAACCCGCCTTTTCCGTTTAAGTCGAACAGCGCCGAGTCGTCTGCAGACCAAGTAATTCGTGGGCGGGCCGCGGTGAGCGAGCCCACAGGGCCTCCGCCAACAATCGCGATGTTGTCCACCGGAATAGCCAGGGGTACCGTCACGCCCTTGTTACCGTCCGACGCCTCCGTCGTTGAGCCCACCACCCTAATGCGCCACGCGAAATTGCCAACGGCTGACGAGCCGGTAGCGTCCACCTGGATGAGTTCAATCATCCGGAGGGCCTCACCGATGGTGGGAAAGGCGGCGCGCTCGTTATGGTACGCCGCGTCCAGGGCGCCCGCGCCCGTGAAGCTGCCCACGGTGATGTCGATGCGCTGGTCAAGGCGGCTAAGCGGCTGCGTGTACGCTGCAATCTGGGTAATGCTGGTGGCGTCTGTAGTCACCTTGGCCAGAATGACCCGGCCACCCGAACTCAGAACCTGCCCCGAGACATCCGCCTCTGCCGTAACCGTCCGCGTAGTTTCCGTCCACACCAAGTACTCGACAGCAGAAGGGGTAATGTCCACCGCCACTTCCGCCACCGCATACGCGGCGCCGTGCACGTAGACGAGGCACGCCCCAATAGCGGCCTTGAACGGGTTGGTGACCACGTAGCCAACGACGTCCGTGAGGTCCTCGTCCATCCCCGCATCGAGAACGGCATCAGCCGCGCCCACCGAACTCACCGCGGAGAAGTACCAAGTCCCCGACGCACGCTGAACGGCAATCACGTCGCCGTTCGCAAGGGGCACACCGTTCTCAAGGTCACCGGCGTCGTGGCGCTTAATCTTGTCGTCCGCCTCGGTGATGGTGAAGTTGAACGCCGACTTCACAGCCAGACCCAGCGAGAGCCCGGCCGTGGACATCGGGAAGCCAATCGGGTCGCTGGGACCGATGAGCCCGTCGCCCAGCATGCGCTGGCTAGAGCCCGCGCCCTGGAGCGCCCCCGTCAGCCCCTGCGTAGTGCCTGCCAGTATCGACTTAACCTGCAATGGCAGTACGTTGTGGTCAGCACTGCTGAACGGGATCTTGTTCCCCAATCCGGTGTGCCCGTCAGAGAAGCCGAATCCTGCGGAGCTACCCGTATTGGTCCAGTGCAGTCGCGCCTGCAGCGCACGTGCCTCGTTGGTCAGGCCCAGCGTGCGGTTGAGGGCTCCGATGTAGGCTTCGTCGTTAGTCTCGTGCGTACCGAACAGCGCGTTGATAACCGCAGCTGCATCACGGTCGCGAATGGTGATGGCGTCGACACCACCGCCCTGCTGGCGCAGCTCGATGCCCTCCTTCACCCCAGCACCCGAGGGCAAGAGCAACGTGAGCGGTCGAGACGCATGCATCTCAATGAAGCGACCGGCACCCTGGTACCGGGAGTATTGGTCTCGGTCCAGCAGGTTCCAATACGAGTCGTTCAGCCCGCCGGACAGAAACCGGTCGGCGCCAACATCGTCGTCTAGGATTGGTGCGTGCTCAATGGAGGTGACCCGAAAGGTGTCCCCGCCTGCAGAGAAGCCGGAGCCCTCCCCAACATGGCCACCTACAACAATCGGCGCAGACGACCAGTCATCCTCAGGTGCCCACTCACTGGCCGAGCCGAAGGTCTTGCGCACTCGCTGCAGGACCATCACGTTCCCGGCGACTGAGACTATGAGCGCCCGCGTAATCGGCGCGCTCGGCTCGTCCCGGTTGTAGAGCCCCAAGTTCGCACCGGCAGTCGCACCGGCAGCCTCAAGCAGGAGCGCTCCGTCGTCATTGGTAACGGTGACTTTCCAGAGGTCCTCGCCAAGCACGCGAGCCGTGGGAGCCATCGACGTGTTCACGCCGCCCACAAGGCTGGTGGCCGCAGCTTGGTTGCCGACCTTCGCGTCCTTCATCCACGTCCGCAGGCGCACCTGCTCCGAGCGGCTCAGCCCAAGACGGGTAGACGGGTCTTCCGACAGCCCCGGTGCAGCCGACATGCCCTGGCTCTGGAGGCGCTCACGGAAGGTAGAGAGCGTCCGACAGTCCACGCCGTAGTCGCCACCGATGAGGTCGCCGTAGGTGTAAATCAGCTCGGGGGACAAGGCGAACCCAGGCGGGCTGACGATGTAGACGTTCCCGGCCGCCTGATTCGGGTCGAACCGCACAGGCGAACCAGCGTGCTCGACCGCGGAGATGAGGGAGTTCGTCGTCGCCTGCGAGTAGAGCCGCGTGCCGTTGAGCAGGCCGTGGTTCTCCACGACGCCAGACTCTTGGTCCCACAGGCCGACCTGCCCCGACTGGAGGCTACCTGTGAAGTCCCCGCTGTCGTTGTTGACGCCAACCGCCTTGCCGTCGACCAAGAACTCCTCAGACGAAGACGCGGGCAAGAGCCACAAGTCATTGCCGACGATGTACACGCAGTACGCGAAGTTGTCCCGCTCGTCCGCCGTGGAGGCCGCGGCTTGGTTCGGGGGCGTCTGCCACTCGACCCGGTCGCCTGCAGTGAACTGTGTGCCGTCACCCACAGTCACCTTGTGCAAGCCACCGCGGGTCAGGACAGCCTTGTCCCCTGTGCCGGCAGCGCCTGTGTCCTCAGACGGCATGACGTAGGCGATGCGGTAGAGCCCTGCATTGCCGCCGTTGGCCGCCTCGACGTAACAGCCGGGGCGTGCATAGCGACTGGCGAACGTGGCCGCCTTGAGGCGCACACCGTCGTAGTCCCACGACGAGGCCGCGACGATACCGTTGTCCGAGTTACCCAAGTACGGGGGCAGGTCCGAGCCGACCCGCCGCATGGGCGCGCACGCCTTCGGGTAACGCCGCGTCGGAGAACCCGTGGTAGCAATCGTGCGAAAGACCGAGCTGGCTCCGCCGCCGCCCGTGTTGAACCGGACATCGACGGGCTCACGAATCTCCGTGACTCCGTCCGCGTCCTGGCGAACAAGCCGGATGCACTCAGACAGCTGCTCAGCGAACAAGCCGTGGTAGAGCCACACAGCGGCGGCGTCTATCCCACCGGACGCGTCACCGAGGTTGATGGCCGTCGCACCTTGCGTGACGCCCGCCAGAGCCTCAAAGCCGAACTGGTCCGCACCACCGTCAGTCTGCTGGGGCTCCAAGAAGTCGTCCCGCAGCACCGGGCTGTCGAGCAGGCTGGCGACGTAGTCATTATTAGCGGCTAATGCCGAGAGCGCTCGACTGACCGCGTCGTGCGAGAAGTTCTCACCGTTGGTGAACAGCTTCGCGCCCGGCGAGGGCGCGGTGAACGGCGTGCCCGTGGCGGCGGAAGGAATCGACGTGAGCGCCGTGTGCGCGTTGGTGTTCCCAGCGAGCTTACCGAAGTACTTCATGTCAGTTCCACACAGCCTTCTACCGCGTCCAGACTCATAGACGTAATTCCCAGTTCACCCGCAACACCGTGTTAGGCGTCACGGGTATGGCCGAGAAAGTGTTGTACGCCACCAACCGATTCACATCGGTCGGCGTCACCAAAGCCGGGTTGGCCGTCGACAGGTAGAGCCCCGCCTCAGAGACAGGCGCGTTCGTTCCAACGAGGATGCCCGACGTGTACGAAGTGCTCAGGGCGTAGGACACCTCCGACTCGACGAAGTCGGCGATGAAGGCAGTCCGGAAGTCCCCGGGAAAGAACACGTTGCTCGGGTAAGACTGGTCGAGCACCTTCTTCAACCACGTCTTGACCCCGCCACCCGTCTGGCTGACAGGGATGGGGTCTTCGAGCGCGGTGACCGTAACCGTCTCCGGCTGAGTGTTGGCGAAGTTGGCGTCCGTCTGAAGGGCGCCTCCGCAGCCCAAGCCGATATACGCCACCTTCTCCGTTGCGTGCGGCGTCGGCGGGTCGACCGAGTAGTCCGACGCGCCGAGCATCTTGGCCAGCCACGCACGGCCCGTGTTCACGAAGACGTTGTGGGACTCACGCGTGTGCGCCAGGACCCCGTCCTCGTAAGCGCGGACCACGACGTTGGCAGAGATGTTGAAGTTCTCTGTGAGCTTCACTTGAACGCGCCCCTCTCAAAATTACGCAACATGAGCCCAACTCCTACGCAAGATGATGTTGCGGGCCTGAACATTCGTGACACCGTACTGCCTACCCAGCTCTGAGTAACTCAGCTTACCTTCAGGGCAGCTCCCGGGCTTTCCCCACCCATGCTCAGCCCAGTCAGCGCGCATCGCTAGAACGACAGCTTCGGTGAGCTTCACCGTGTTGGAGATGTCAGAGCCGCAGGCCGTACGCTTCTTGGCGTCACGGTCACTCATGTTGTCCGCGGGAGTACCCAACCACAGGTGGTCCGGGTTCACGCAACCGGGGTTGTCACAAGCGTGGCCGACGAAGAGCTTCCCGGGCTTGCGCCCGTTGCCGAACTCGAAGGCCAAGCGGTGCGCCTTGTACGTCTTACCCCTGAAGCTGAGTCGGCCATAACCCTTGGTGTCGTGGCCACCCTCCCAGGTCCAGCAGTCTCCGGGGTTGTTACCGGGGGCTGCTCGATGCCGGAAGCGCGCCTCCAGAGATAGCTTTGCCCACCCGTCAGGTCGTGCCCCCATTACTTCCAGACCCCCGAATACTCCATGTGCATGTCGTCCGGCGTGCTCCACCGACCGCCCCACGCCCAGCCGGCTTGCTCGAAGGTTTCGACAAAGCCCATGTGCTTCCGCAGCATGGTGTCAGTCTTCCCGTACCCGTTGAGCCGTGCGTCGAAGTCGACCGCGATGCCCCAGGAATGCCTGGACAGCGGCTTCGTCGGATTCCACATCATGTGGCGCGGGACCCAAGAGCCAACCCGCTCGGGGACGTAGCCCCCGGCGGCGCAAGCGGCCCTGAACAGGTCAGCGAACCCGACTGCAACCTTCTTGTTCAGCCAGACATGCCGACCGATGTGGAGGTCTACCTTGACGATATTGGCATACGACCAACTCTTCGAGATGATGATGCCGCCCTTTTGGGCGGGGTTCTCCTTGTACTCGAAGTCGCCGTAGGTCCGCTTGACCACGTCCCTAGACAAGAGTGTAGGGAACGCCGACTCGGGGACCTCGACAGCAGACGGGACGACCGCTTCAGGTGCGATACCGCCTACCAGCGACTCAATGACCGAGCGGGTCATGGGGCCGCACAGCGAGTCGACTGTGAGCTTGTGTGCCTCCTGGAACTCCCGTGTGCCAAGGCCGACGAGGTACACCAGAGCGTCCTCGCTCAGCTCCTTGAGGGCTACCCGGTTGTACGCGTCCGCGTTCACCACGCTTGTTACCTCTGCAATCACATCCGAGATTTCAGACAACATACGCTAGTACCCCGGGACGGCGGCAAGGGATTTGAACGCGAGCATGTACACACGTGGCAGCTCAGCCGCCGTTTCCGAGTTTACCCGAACAGCCAGCCTGCCCGCAGTAGCGACCACCCCGGTGTACCGGTACATGAAGCTCGGTAGCTGCCCTGGCAGGGCATAGTAGACATCCAGGTCGGTGCCCGTCCGCTCCAGGAAGATGTCGTACGTAGTGCCCCGCCAGAACTCGATGCGCATGCTGGCGCCTGGGTTGGTGTCGTTGTCCCAGTAGTCGGTGGCTGTGACGCCGCTCATCGGACCGAAAGCGTAGTCGGCCGCTTCTTGGAGGTCGGAAAACAGCCCCCCACCGAACCAGTTGTCTGTATCCACGTCGGTGACGCCATTGAGGAAGGCGAAAGACGTCTGAAACCGTGTGGCGTTGTTCAGGTCAATGCCCTGCGGGAGCGAGACAGCGAGGCGCATCGCATACACGAAGTCCGTCGCGGGGGTGTTAGTGGTGTGAACCACCCCCTGGGCCTGCAGGGCGTCCGTCAGGACCATGCGGATGATCGTGCCGTTCACATCCACGGTGTCCCGTGTAGCCAGCGCCTGATCCCCACCATACCCGCTGGCGTCGGCCCACTCCGCCAGCACGGGCGTGGCGCCTGTGTACGCCCAGTCTCCGACGCCCACGCCATCGCCCGCCGCAGACGGGGTAGCGGGCGCCCAGCGCGAATTGCCGTTATCCCAGGCCAGCACCTGTGTGTCTGTCGGGGCGTCCGTGTGGACCGTACGGCCCTGGAGCTGGGTAGCGTTATGGACCAGCGTCGTCGGGTCCCAGCGCGTATTGCCGTTGTCCCACACCAACGCTTGGCCGTCCGTGGGTGCGTCCGTGTGAACGGTGCTGCCCTGGAGCTGCGTGGCATTGTGGACGAGGGTAGTCGGGTCCCACCGGCTGTTCCCGTTGTCCCAGGCCATGACCTGCCCGTCTGTGGGCGCGTCGGTATGAACTGCGTAGCCTTGTAGCTGTGTGGCGTTGTGGGTCTCCACCGCGTACGTGTCCGGAGCGCCGTCGAACCACACCATGCCCGCGGTAGCGGTCACCATGGTAGACGCCGCCTTCTGGAGGCAGTAGCCGACCTGCCGCGTGAAGTCACCGACGTCCTTCGCCATCAGCCCCCCGTTCGAGATGTAGACCGGGTCGTTCTCGGCCGTGTACCCCGACGTGTCCAAGGGGAAGTAGCCCCGCAGCATCAGCATGCCTGTGGCGCCGTTGGCGACCGTTCCCAGCCACGCACCAATCGAGGCATCCCCAATGGCCGCCTGTGTGCCGAGCGCCGTTCCCGTCTGGGCAACGATGTCCGTCAGGTGGGCGGACATGGCGTCACCGTCTGCGCCAGCCCCAGAGAAGCGGGCGTAGTCCGTGACCTGCGACAAGTCCCCCGCCGACCGCTCCGCGCCGGTACCGTTGATGGCCATGACAGCCATGCGCCCACCAAGGACTTGCTGGAGGCGGCGGAGGTGCTGCTCGATAGACCGGGACCAGCCTGTCTGGTCCGTGTACTGGCCGCCCTCGCGTGGGGCCGGAAGAGCCTCAGCCCCGTACCCGCTGGCAATCTCAAAGAGGCCGGAAAGAGTGACTTGGTCGCCGCCTGTCTCCGTCACGATACAGATGACGAGGTACCGCCCCGCTACCTTGGGCGTGAACGTCTTGTCCTCCAACGTCGAGGACAGCCCAGAAAGCCCCAGCCCGGCCGGGTGGTGTTCCGGCCCGTACAGGAAGAAACCCTCCCCATCACCGGGGGCGTCGTAGTCACCCCAGACGGCCCCAACCGACAACGCGACTGTTACCTGCACATTCGCGGGACGGTTCTGCAGGACCTGCTGAGGTCCTGTCGCGTCCTCCATCGTAAGCGTAGCCATCGTTCACCAATTATTAGCGGCTAATAGCCGCCAGCTTGTGGAGGACTGTAGCGCGTCGCTGGAGGGACATGCTGCCCTTCTTCTCCAGCGCCCTCTTCGTGTCCCGAACCAGTTGTGGGGCCGAGCCTACCAGCCACCCAGCGCCTCCGCCGGTAACGGCCCGCTCCAAAAGGTGCCAGAGAGCGCGGCGTTTCTTCAGCTTCGCCGCGACCCCGAGACCTCGCAGGGCCTTGGCGCTCTTGTAGGCTTTGCGCCCACCGTGCAGGCCGGAAGCAGCCCCAAGACCGGTGCCCAATGCGGTGCCCAATCCAGGCCCCGCATTCACCCAATTTCGCTTCTTCTTCTCCGCCATCACTCGCCTCCGAAGGGATCTTCCCCAAGAATACCACCACCCAACCCGGCTTCACCGGGCGGGGACAGACCGACCACGTAGGCAGCAGCGGCGACCGCCTCATCCATGTGGACCGGAGCGGGCGGGTCTGTAAGGGCCATCCGGTACGGCCGGTAGTTTCGGACAATTACGTCGTAGTACCCATCCGCCAACCCGGCGGGTGCGGTGAACTCAAGGATGTGTCCTGTGCTGGTCTGGTCGTTCCCATCGTAGCCGAGCACCACCTTGCCCGCGTTGTTGCCCGTCTCGAAAGTGTAGGCCACCACCGGGGTCTCCACCTGGGACTCTCTGTGCCGCAAGAACACCCAGCAGCCGCCCTTGATTCCGTCGAACGAATCCGGGTTGGCGGTAGGGACCGTCCCGCGCGTGTCATCGTCTGCAACGAAGAAGGAGCCCTCCACACGCAACACATTGGTGCCGTAGTCCACCGTGACGTACTGGATGTCTGGCGGCGGGATACAGAACTCCAGGAACCCATGGGTCTTGTGCCAGCCCTTGATGGCGCGGACACAGATGCCGATGTGGACGTTCTCCAAGTCGAGCTGCTCTACACCCGCGACTCTTGTGAAGTCCGCCAAAGCAACAGGGTCACCCAGCATTACGCCCTCGTCGGTGTAGCCCCAGCGGACCTTGGCGACGCCCTTATCCAGGCCGTTCCAGTCCGTGAAGAAGCCCGGACCAAAGCTGGGTACGAGCTGTTCATCCGGGTTCGTGACCTCGAATGCCGCGTCGTATGGGTACTGCTGCACCTGATTGTCGAGGACACCAGACGCAGCAAACTGCGGCCGGTCTTCGAGGCTGACGGGCTCGGTCTCCAGGTCCTCGATGAGCATGCCGCCCAGCGGGATGTACACCATGTTGGACAGCGACAGCACGTCCGCGGGCGCGAACCGCTGCAGCTTCCCAACGCTCAGGATGTGCTCCCGGTGGTAGAACTTGTCGTTGGCTGCATCGGCCGGGTCGTGGTCCGCCATGGTCACAGCGAGCGCACCGGACGTGGCGCCCTTCAAACTGCCGATGGTGGCGCGGAAGTTCCACAACGCGTAGAGCCTCTCCTCCGCACCGTAATTGCTGTAGTCCGCCGTGTTCGAGTTCTCGAAGCCGAGGATGAGGTACGTGAAGGGGTGCTCTGTTTGAGGGTTGAAGACCCCGAAAGGTAGCTTGGGGTGGACCCCCGCCCCAATGTACTCCACAACCGGGGGAGACTCGGCCCACGGGGTATCCAGTTCCGCTGTCAGGCCCACATCCCACAGCTCGATGGCCTCACCGACCTGAAACTCCAGCGAGACTTGGTCCCCTGTGGTCGTGCGCTGGATTGGGACCCACAGCTTGGACATGCACACGTCCAGGTCGGGCTCGACCTGACTGACCATGTGCACCACCCCTTGGTGCTCGTTCCAAGAGCCGTCGCCCGAGTAGCTGGAGACAACGCCCTCCGCGTAGCCCGACTCGTACTTGTCCTCAACGTCAGCGTCCGTCCACGCGCCGCCGGTACCGTCTGCACGACCCAGCGTCTCCAGCCCAGGCCAGAGCTTGGTCCGGTCTGCGCCGTCGTCCGCTCGGTAGCTGAACGGAGCGGTATGAAGCGTGTCTGCGAGGCGCATGGTCGGGTGGTACGTGGGGTTGTCCACCACCGAGATTTCGTCAGCGAAGTCCAGCGCGCCCAGCAAGAGGACGTTGGTGTGCTTGGGCTTGGCCTCGTCCAAGAAGCTCTGCAGCACAGCGAAGGGCTCTGTCGTCCCCGCGATGTCGAGCGGCACGCGCACAACGAACGTGTGGTACTGCCGGATGATGTCCTGCCCCGGAAGAAGCGTCGTCATCAGACCAGGGTTGGTGATGTAGTCATCTACCCTCACCACGTCGAGCAGCACGACATACGGGTCCAGCTGTGAGTCACGCCACGCCTCGTACAGCGGTGTGAACGCCGCCAGCGTGAGTTCCTCAGTCGGAATCGACTCCCGGTTCCGCTCCGCCCACACCTCGAACGACGCCTGCAGCTCTCCGTCGAGGAAGCCGACCGACGAGCCCCGGTCAATCGCTTGGAAGGGGCGGCTCGTCCGCGGGTTGAGCGCCCGCACGTTCGCGGAGAACGGGTAGGTGTACGTGAGTAGGTCGTCGTCCGGCGTGGCAATCACGATGCGACCCAGGTCGGTAGCGGAAAGGGGCTCTTCCCACACCACGATTTGCCCGGTGACCTCGGAGTACGGGAGGCCGAACATGGCCTGCGTCGCGAGCTGGGTGTTGCCCAGCGTCGGCCCTGAGGCGAACGCGAACATCATCCCGCGCACCACGGAGAGGTAGTCGACCTGCCCCCGGCTCGCCTCCTGCCACACTTCGTGCGGGAGACCCACCATCAGGCCGAAGTTGTTCTCGACCGTCTGCCAGTTGTCGAAGTACGCCAGCTCCGCCCACAGCCGCTTCGGCCCCGGGCGCAGCGCGCTCCACGGACAGATGCGTGCGGTCACCTCCCCCGAGATGTTGAGAGGGCGCTCCACCGTAACCGTGCGGCCCGACTGAGACAGGATGCGGTACGTCCCTGCGTCACCGTCGTTCAACACGAGCGCCACGCCACCTAAGGCGGCCAACTCAGTGAACGTGGCCTCTACCGCTTCTGAGTGCAGCCGCAGGAACTGGTCGAACACCACGTCCGCTGAGTCCGCAGTGGCAGTCGCCTTGCCCTCCCACAGCGGTGTGATAGCGACCTGCCCGTCCTTCACACGGAAGTCGAGTCTCTCCGTCAGCTCCTGGCTGTTTGGGTTCCCGCCCAGAACCGGAATAGCGACGAGGTCGTCCACCGCGGCGGTCAACCGCTCACGGTAAAAACCCATGACCGAGAGCGTCATCACCGAGAGCTGCTCCAGCCCCACGGTCTCTCGGTCTGCACCGGTGAGTTCAGAGACGACGTTCATTGCGTCGAACAGCGGCTCCCAGCCAATGAAGACCGCCTGCCCCTTGGTCGCCACGATGGGCAGATAGCTGACCACCTCGTCGCCCGTCGTCGGGTCAACCACGAGGACCTCGACGTAGTCACCCGTGGTAAGCCCGAGCGCCGCAACGTCGAAGTCAGTGCTCAGCGTCAGATACGGCGTAGCTCGCGCGAGGACCTTGCTGGGCGGGCGAAGGTGGTCCCACCAGAGCCTAACGCCCGTGATGGTCTGCTCCGACTCAGCGCCACCGAGGGCCAGCTTCCCCGGGCTGACCTGGGCAGACAGCGTCAGCACGGTCCCGTCCCGTCGTGCTTCCTCGTCGTAGACCCGAATGAGGTCGGAAGCCAGCACCGGGTCGAGATACGCCTTGTCCTCCAGGTGGAGCGTTGTGTCAGCCGCTCCCGCAGCGTCGTCAACCCACGCACCAGCAAAGCGCTCTGAGATGAGCTTGTATGCCGGGAAGGCGTCCTCCGCCGCGTAGAGGCGCCAGCCGGTCGTCTCTTCCAGCACCTGGATGACCTGCACGACCTCAGCCGGGAGGCCGTCCGCCAAGACGAGCATCAGGCCGGTGCCGATGGTAGGCGTCCCCTGGCCTGTAGTGATCGCGGACCCCGCCTTCGTACCGGACGTCAGACTCCCGACAGTCAGGTCCCATGAGCCCAGCAGGCTCGGCGTCACCAGCTCAGTAGTCACCCCCGTAGGCAGCTCCGTGTAGAGCGGGTAATGCGTCCACCGACGCTGGTAGCGCCTGCCCACGTCACGGATGGACCGAGCGAAACCGTGCTGCCACGTACTGAGCAGCTCAGCCGAGACCACCTGGGTCATCGCCGACCACAGCGAAGACAGGACTTCGCGGTCGTTCACGAGGTCCCAGAAGTCCGGGAGGTACTGCCAGATGTACCGAGAGTCGGGACGCAGCCCGAGCAGCTGGTCCGTCTCCTGCACGACAACGGTGTGCGTGTCTGCGAGGCTCCTGCCCACCCCGTTGCTGACCCGCAGGCGCAGGCCGTAGATGCCAGCGAGGTCTGGCAGCAGGATGGGGTTCATCAGTACCGACGCCGCGCCGCCACTGAAGAGCGTTGTCCCGGTAGGGACCACCCCAAGATTGGTGGCGTTCAGGTCCACGATGTCACCGCGGAACATCTCAGCAGCGGCTTCGACGTACCCCGCCGCACCGACACGACTGAAGGCATCGACCAAGTCTTGTGGCGTCGTAATGGCATCGCCGCTCCCGTCCGATGCCAGGGCGACACGCAGCTCCTTCGCTGCCAAGTCCAACACGACTGCCAGAAGGCTGCCTGCCGAGCCGGTGGAGATAATAAGCTTCCAGCTGTTCCCGGTCGTGTGCTCAGAACGGAAGGCCAGCTGAACTTGGTTATCCGCCGCCTCTGTCCCGAGCGCCACCTTCGATGCGATTCCGCCTGAGAGGCGCGCAACACTCTCCGCCGGGCGAGAGGTGATATCCCACTCGAACGTGAGTGCACGGCCCTTGACGTCTGACGAGCTGCGCCCGAACAGCTCAACGGTGGAGCCGACGAGGTCCTGGTACTCCCCGTCGATGACCGCGATAGGGCGGTCTTCCGGCACAACCAACGACGACGCCAGACGGATGGCCGAGACGCTGAAGGCGGTATTAGTCGCTAATACATTCTCCCCCGACCGGGCCAAGGCCGCGAGGATGATGGAGTCCCCGTATGCGGGTGGCGCCTGAGGGGCG